CTCCTCCCTGAAAACGAGCGCACTCGACTGTGGAGAAAATACAGCGATGCTTTCGCGGAGCTGACCCCATGAGATTGATTCGAACGCGTTCGACCGAAACGTATACGATGGGGTACTTCGAGCTGTCGAACGACCGACGCATCTACTCGCTAGAACGGCCGTGGGTTGCATGTACTCGAGGCAGTGCCAGTAATCTCCTGCGGGGAATTCCTCCGTGCGGCGTGAAAGGCGTCTCGTGCGTTCCTCCCGGGCGTTATCTGCTCGAAAGGCACGAGTCGGAAGATCATCCAGGTACGCTCGCGCTGGTGAATCCCGAGCTGTGGGTTTATCATCAGGAGTTTTTCGTGCCGAAGCCACAGCGGGGGATCGCGCGCACGGCAGTGCTGATCCACCCTGCCAACTGGCCCGAGCAGTTGCGCGGCTGTATCGCTCCGGGTCTAATTCAGGGGATCGGATATGTCGAGAATTCCCGTACGGCAACCGCACTTCTGTACAAGGAGCTGACAGACGGCGATACCCTCGAGATCGTTTACGACCCGGCGCAATTGGTATGAGATATGTTCATCAGCTTCACGATTGCCATCGTTCTGCTCGGTACGATCTATGGCGGAATGCTGTGGGAGGTGCGTCGGTTGCGGGAGAGAGTCCACGACCAGCAGAATCAGATCACGTGGTGCATGGCGGTGATCTCCCTGATCGCAGTTCAAATTGGTATGTCCTTACCCAAAACCCCGGAGCAATGGAAAAATGAGCGGGACCCCTCGCAAGATGCAGGTGACCTTTGAAGAATTCTCTGCCGAGCGGACTTCGATCACCGTTGAGGTGGAAGTCTCGGGAGACGGGGCCGACGCGATCTCCCAAGCTTGTCAGAAGCTCGATTCTTCTTCATTCTGGGTGGCCACTGGAGTAGTCGAATGTCCAACGACAAAGTAGTCTACTTGAAGTTCAAGAACGATAACGCACCGATTCAGGAGGCTGTCTGCTACACCGGCTGTGCGATCTGTCACAATAAGACATTTGTCATCATTGAGGACAATCCAGTCGGGAAGTATCCGATGGTTCGCTGCGCGTGTTGCGGGGCTGACATTGGCCGAGTCGGGTGGGCGCCGGATTGACTTCGAACGAATAGCCTTGGGTGGCTCGTTTGGTCGATAATGCGGCATCGGAGGTGCTATATGATCCATCCCCCGTTGAGGATAAAGTGGAAGGACGGTTCGCTCGTTACGGTCGCGGAAGCCGCGCGACGGATCGGGATCACCCAATGCGGGCTGTGGCATCGTCTTGAGATCGGTGTCCCCCGCGACCAGCTGTTCTTGCCCGGTACCGGATCGCGGGCCGCGCGAGTGGCCCAGATTCTGAAAGACGGCTCCCCGTTCATCGGGGCAATATCCGGCGAGATGACACCCGAAGAGTATCTCGAAAACGACACGGGCCCGAAGAAACGATGATTTACGGTCCCGTCATTTCGTTCGGCTACTGCTTCCAATGGCGCAAAGGTCGTTGGATTGCTAAACCCCTGAAACACATCTACGCTGCAAAGGAATTCTACCGGTGGGACCGTACCTTTGGCTGATCAGCGCCACGCTCCTCGTGGTGCTCGGAGTCGTCGAGATCTCTTCCAACCCCCACGCTTTCCTCGGTTGGGGCGCTTTGATTGTGGCCGGAGTGCATCTCTTAGTGTTCTGTCTCCGAATCAGATATGATCGTATGAGGATTCGCTGATGCGCTGGAAGAAAGGGGAAACCTTTAAGAAGATGCCGCCGCTCGCGATGATCCAATCGATCACGGTCGAGTATACCAAGGGATGCCTAGCGCCGGCTCAGCTGGTCAATCTGTCGATGTATGCCGGCATGCGTCGCGACAATCAGAGGATCCCTCCGGGGCAATTCTACTTCTATATGGATTTCGATAACAACCCGTCCGGGTTGCACATCTACCCCACCCCTGAGAAACAACTGAACGTGCGCGTGCGCTATCTGCCAAAGGTGCAAGAAATATGATTACGGATCTGCTTCGACGGCTCGGGTATCTCAAGGTCGATTACGGCTTCTCCTGCGGCCGTCACTTCATCGAGATCGACGGGAAAATCATCGCGCAGACGAACGGCAACGACGTTTGGATGCGTGACGAGGACATCTCGACCCTGGGACGCGCTGTAATTCCGGGATGCGCCGCGCATTGGCAACGGCCGGTGCGCGACCGGCAGTCGTCGGTCTTCTCGAAACTCGATCCATACCGTAGTGAGGATTTAGTATGAGATCGATTCGCTGGTACGCTTCGGCGACGACCCTCATCGTTTTCTACTCGGTGATCGTAGCGTTCCTCCTCTACCTGATCTTCTGGGTCGGAGTTGTCGAATGGTTATTCCCGAAGCTGCTCGGGCTGGATCGGTACGATTGGTTCGGGCTCGGGATTCTCGTCGGGTCTATTCTGTTAGGTTGGTGGATTTATGTCGCGCATAAAACGATCATGGAAGCAGACGATTAAGATTGATTTCCGGGAGATGCCGGACTATACGCGGTCCGAGCGCTATTTCGAACGTCGGTACAACCGACGACATTACGAGGCCGATCCCCGCGATTGGGATGCCGAGGAGATCTGCGAAATGAACGATCTGTACTCGTCCGGCGACCCGTGGGGAGGCGACGCCTCGATTTGGGAGTTAGATACGTGAGAATATTCGAGATAGACAACCATTTCATCGACCTCGAGTCGATTACGGCAATCACCCCTGTACAGGAGGCGAAGCAGGGGTGGGGGTGCTGGGGATTCGCCGTGCATTGCAAGCTGCACGAGCGGCCGATGTGGATCGGCGACAGCATCGAGACGGATCACTGGAGGACGAAGGAGCAGATTTGGGATATCCGTGCCACTCTGATCAACGCATGGAAGGAGGGTGCATGATTCCCGAGAAGAAACCGTGCCCGTGTGGATACGTTTCACCGACGACCGGTAAAGGCTGCCCGCAGGTGATCCTGTCAGGATTCGGTAATCCGATGGACGTCGAGACGGCTGACGAGATTATCGAGACATACAAGGACGCCGCACGGTTGAACTTTCTGCTTGCGAATCCGGGCGTATGCGCTACGCTCCAATTTCAGCTCGCACGCAAGCGGCGTGAGTGGATCGATTATCAGATGACGAAGCCGGGGAGGAAGAAACGTGCCAAAGAAACAGAGTAAGAATACGGTCACCGCCGTAATCTCGCAGATTCAGAACGACATCGACGATACGACCCGAGACCTCTCGGACGCCGAATATCTCGAGGTTCTCGAGGATATCGAGGGCTATATCAAATCATGCATCGAAGCCAAGAAAGAGGAGATGGAGAAATGATTCCAGTAGTTGGTCAGTGGTACGAGGATCTGTCAACGAAGTTCAAGGTGACTTTCGTTGATCACGACGACGGTCGGGTTGAGGTCGAATACCAGGACGGAAGCTCCGGCGAGATGGATATCGATGAATGGGATGAGGAGGATATCGCGCAGATCGAAGCCCCGCTCGACGATGAAGACGAGGACGCAGAGGACGAAGACGACGTAGAAGATGAGGACGAGGAGTACGACGATGTCTGAGTGGGCAGTCCAAAATCCGAATGGATTCGGGTTTATCCTGTTTTGCGCCATTGCATCGGTTACGATCATCGGCGTGGCCTTTGCGATTGCCATCTCTGAGAGGAGAAGACAATGATCCGCTTGCTCGACCACGGATTCGTTCGTCTCGTTTCCTACGTTCAGCCAGCGCCCGATTTCTCGGCCGTTGATAACCCCGAGTACGGAGGAAGTTCGGCTGACGTGATTCTCGATGCGCATAGCAAGTGGACGGGGGATCTGGAAATCATCCGCAACGCGCGCGTGTCGTACGATGCCGATTGGCGTAATGACGGAACGGTCCTGCACGAGCCGCATTGCCCGTCGATCCTGCCGCCGATGTCGAACGGAGAGCCTCGGCCCTGCAATTGCGTTCCACGTACGGTCTCGGACTCGCGCCTGATGGAGTATCTCTACTCCCATATCCATTCGACGCCGTTCGAGGCGATGATCTTCACGTTCGAGGTGCAGGCACCGATCTTCGTCTTCCGGCAGTGGCATCGGCATCGCACGTGGTCATATAACGAGGTGAGCGCGCGTTATACGGAGCTGCCGAGCACGTACTACGTTCCGGCCCCGGAGGATATCGGAACGCAAGACCCGAAAAACAAGCAAGGGCGTTCCTTCGTCCAAACCATGTCACAGGGCTATGCCGAACGCGAGCGGCAGCGGCTGATGGTTGAGGGGTTCGATATCGAAGCTTCCCACGCACATCGGACGTACCAGGATCGACTGGGAGAGGGCGTGCCGCGCGAGATCGCACGGATCAACCTACCCCTGTCAACGTACTCCCGGATGTTCGGTACGGTAGATTTGTGGAACCTCTTCGGCTTCCTATCCCTGAGGGACCACCCGCATGCGCAGTACGAGATTCGAGTCTACGCGCAGGCGCTGAAAGAGCTGATCCGTCCAATCGTGCCGGAGGCGATGCGCGCGTACGACCGGTTCAAACGGACGATGATCGACACTGAGCATGAGTTTGTTGCGGATGTCAGGAACCTCGCACAGACGATCACGGTCAACGGAAAAGAGTATATCGTGCAGGTCACGCCGGTGCCGTCTGACGACATGCTGATGCCAAAGGTGCGATAATGCGCAAGAAATTTACGAATCAGGAGAAAAAGGAAGCGTGGAATCGCGGGGGATCGCTGCGACCCCGTACCCTGCTTCTGGAGGAGAAGATCAAGGAGCACGCGGCACGTACGGTTGATAAGAGTGATGCCAGCAATCATCCTTTCATCGAGGGTTGGCATCGTAGAGTTTTGAAGGATTACGAGAAATGGAGAGAAAAGAATGGCAAAGGGTCGAACTCCTGACTTCGAGATGAAGGCGATGAATAAAGGAACCGAACGCGCGCACCGCGTCGGCGCCGCATGGATGAATCGGGACAAGGAGGGGAACATCACTAGTATCTCAATCAACCTCGACGAGTTCGTCGTTCTGGAAGGTAAGAACAACGATCTCGCTCTTACACTATTTCCTTGGGAGGAGAAGAAAAAATGACTAGATATGACGACGAGCCGAACGTCGGCGTTTGGATGGTTGTCGGGATTGTGATCCTCGCTCTCGTGATCGGACTTGCGATGGTCGGATGTCCTACGTACAACGTCTACACGGCCCAGAAAGCGGGTGAGGCTGAGCTGGCTCAAGCGACGCAGAATCGGCAGATCGCGATCAACGAGGCGCAAGCGAAGATGGAGTCTGCCAAGCTCCTTGCCCAGGCGGAGGTCGAACGGGCCAAGGGAGTCGCCGAGGCGAACAAGATCATCGCGGAGGGTCTCAAAGGCCATGACGAATACCTTCGATATCTCTGGATCACGGAAGTTGCCGCTGTCGGAAAAGACGGCAAGACTGTTGTTTATGTTCCGACGGAAGCGAATCTACCAATCCTCGAAGCGGGAGCGCGCAAATGACCGGCCAAGAGCTGTACGAGCGATACCAGCAGCATTGCCACGGACGGATTGACTGCGTGGTCGAAGACTGGGACGATCTCTCCGAAGCAGACCAATCGACGTGGAATGCGCTCGGGTCCGAAGTTCATTGGATGGTACCAGAGTAGCCTTCGAAGGCAATTCTGTCGTATGCTATCCGGCATGAACCTCCCCGATTTTGAAAGCCCCGAGTGGAATGCGGAACGCGAGCGGCTGCAAGAGCAGATGGCGGCCGCTGTGGTCGCTCTCGTTACGCACATGAGCGGCCCCGGGCCCCTCTGCGGCAAATTTGATCTCCAGGACCCGTCCGGGCGTCCTATCTCCCTGACAATCGATGCGGGCGCACGCCCGCGGCCAAACTAATGCGCTCGTTAGCTGATAGCCGCAAGGCGTGGGAAGGTAGCTCGGTTCACACCACATTCACCGCGAACTGTGCATGCGGAGCGGAAGGCTATATCCAGGGAATTGATATCGAATTCGAGTCTCTGCGCCGCAAACTGAGTGTGGGGGGCTGGCGCTTTAACGATGCCGGCGACCGCTGCATCTGCCCGAAGTGCGGTCCGAAGAAATATCCGGAGCTGTACGTTCCTAACTCTCACTACAAAGCTAAACCAGATGGCAGTGTCAGTAATTCTCCGCGTGTCGTGCGACGCGTCGGTCAATCGGGAAGGAAGCAAGCTGAAAAAAAAGTGCTCGCGCCACGACGAATTCGAAAGCTCTAATATCTTCGCTTCGAAGAAGATGGCGACCGACGCGGGCTGGTGCTTTACGATGCGCTACACGAAAGACATTATTCTCTGCCCCGACTGCGGGCCAGAAATCATGCCACACTACTACGCGAGGCGAACATGACCTGCTCAGATTGGCTTGAAAAGAACTTCTGGTGGTTCTGTCCAATGGTCGGGATAACTCTCGCTGGAATCATAATTTGGTTCCTCGGGTGATCTTCGGGTTGCAGCCGCTGATCGTTCTGTTTTAAGCTATCGTTCGTCGCTCGGGTTGTTCGTTCGATCCCGTGCGGTGGGGTTTACGAAGCTACTGCTCCTTCACGGCTTCTCGCAAGAGAAGTCCCCGGTTACGGGGATAAGGAGAAACGCTCCCCGGAACCCCCGGGTCGCAGCCGCTCCCTGCTAAAGTCCGTGTTTCCCCACAGTTACCTGGACTCCCTGGTATAGCGGCTACGGTCCTTCGCGAAGATTTCCGGATGGCTCTCCTCGGGTCGTCGTGCATTAGCCAGCGGACTCTCGGATGCCGGAAATCTTCGCAAAGGATCGAGCCCCGGTGCGCACACATCGAGGTTCGTTCGAAAAGGAATGCGGTCGGCGTGGTCAGACACGCAGCAGCCAAGCCCGTATGCTAGGTTTACGCGGGACAGCTTCGTCGGGGAGAGCCTAGAAAGTTCCCGTCGCTGGTGAAAGAAGTCTTAGTAACGCGTCCAAGAGGCTCCCGGTTTACCGGTACAGCTCTATCCGGGACTACCAAGCGAATCCAGCACCGCAGACGATGAATAGGGGAAGATCGTTAAGAGCTTCGGCTCGCGACTGGTGAGCTCAAAGTCACAGACAACGAGCTAACTTACCAGCCAGCTAAGATCCTTAGCGGGATCGTCGCTGAAGAGCTTCCCCGGCGCCGACGAGATTAGCTCAGTGGTAGAGTGCGGGACTAGGTCCCGAGGTCGAGGGTTCGAATCCCTCATCTCGTCCTTTTCAGGTTGCGCCCGAGCCGAGGCACAATGAGTATCGGCCCGCATTTCTGGGAGCTTGCGTAATCCGTACCCAGCGCATCCGAGTCTGCGACAGTGCGTTCGGCCGTGTCATCCCTGCGGAATCAGGGATGGGTCCTTTTCTCGAGGGCCCTGGGAATGCTGCCGTGACTACATTCTAGGTTATGACGTCACGGCTAATCTTCGTCGCAGGGTCCTCGAGAAAAGCAGGTGCAAGAGCATGATCCAGACGAAGAGGATCGCCGGTTCGAATCCGGCCTGTGGAGGCGGGGGTGCGCAATCGTACACGCACAGTGTCTTTTCGAAGGCGCAGTGATAAAAATCGAGGGCAGGTAGCTACTCTCCGCTTCATGCACGCATGGGGGACTACGGAGAAACAGTACCTCGGTGGAATCCAATTGGGCAACTCCTCACTGCGCCCCCGAAAGGGGTTGACGTTTGCCCGAACGTTCTGCTATTGAGGGTTCTGTTTACTCAGCTCGGAGCCTTCGAAGTACGGCAAGCGTCAACTCCCCTTTTTTCTCAACCAACCGCTCGACCTATTGCCCCGTTTAAGCTACGCTTATTCGGGGTTTTTCTTTGGAGCAGAAAATGTCGAAATCTAATCGAGGGTTTGCGTCGATGAGCGCGGAACGGCAACGTGAGATTGCGAGCATGGGCGGGAAAGCCGTACCGGCGGAGCAGCGTTCGTTTTCGCGGAACCGGGGGCTCGCAGCGGCGGCGGGCGCAAAGGGGGGTAAAAGCGTGCCCGCAAACGAACGGAGCTTCTTTAAGGACCGCGATTTAGCTCGGGCGGCGGGGTCGTCCGGGGGTAAAGCCGTACCGGCCGATAAACGCTCCTTCGCGCAAAACGCGAGCTTGGCAGCAGAGGCTGGTCGGAAAGGTGGTTTGGCCCCGAGAACACCCACTGAGGAGAAGACCGATGCTAAGCCAAGCAACGAGTGAGGAACAGGCATGGGTTTTGGTCTATGGAATCTCACTGGCGATCGGCATGCTCGGGAGGAAAGGGGCCGCTCCGGGATTCGAAGAGAGGTTCGCGGACAAAATCGACTCACAAGCTCGGGCCGTTGCGGACCAAGCTGTCACCACCCTGAAAGAGAAGGGAGTCCTGTGAATAAGCAGAAACAGCTCGAAAAACTTCTTCTGGGGTGTCCAACGTGTGCGTACGAGGAAGCGGATGGGGTACTCTATCGCCACTGCAACAAATGCCAGTTCGACATCTCAAAGCTTGCGTACGAGATCGTGATCGAGAACAAAACAACCCTCGGTGCTTCCGGTTTCCGCAATGGATTGACCGATGCTGAGGAGGAGATGCTTCAGATTGCGGAGGAGGAGTGCGCCGAGCTGATTCAGGCCATCTCGAAGATTCGCCGACACGGAATCGATCGGGAGGAAGTAGGGCAGAAGGGAGAGGAACCTCTCGAGGAGGGCCCCCGGATTCAAAATCTCCACGAAGAGTGCGGCGACGTGATCGCGTGTATCGCGATCCTCTCCCACAACAAACTCATCGAGATTGGTCGGGTCAACAAAGTCGCACGACAGAAACTCGATCGCCTCAAGGTTCCCGGCAACACGCGGGTTCATTTCATGGTTCCTCACATGATTCCGTAGGAGGTGATGCGTTCAATGAGTCCGGAAGATCAAGAAGACCTCGACCGGAGGAGTAGGAAACCATAAACGCGGGGGCTCGCATCCGCGCAAACACGAGAGGAGGTGATGTCCAGTGATTACGCCCTATGAGCCGGGCAAAATGCCCCCAGGGATAGTCCGGGGGTAGCAGCATCCGGCGAACAACACTCGACATCTATGGGGGAGACGTGGTAGCATGCCTCCCCCATAATGTCCACCGCTCTAGCCAAGCTTGATCTCTCCGACCCCGGATCGCTGCGGAAGCAGCTAGCCGCATTCAATACGGAGGACCTAATCCTCCTGCGCTGGAAGATGCTATGGAAAGCCCAAGCCCGGCGCAAACAAATTCCCCCCACCCTGTTACCGAGCGGCAAGCCGTGGAAAGTCTTCGGCGTGCGCTCCGGTCGCGGCTTCGGCAAAACTCTGATGGGAGCGAATTGGCTCGGGCAGGCTGCCGCAAGCGATCCCGGGAGCTACAATTTCGTTATCGCTCCGACGCACGACGACGTACGATATACGTGCTTCGAAGGTCCTACGGGGCTCTTTTCGGTTATCCCCCCGCAGCTCATCGCCGATTGCAATTTGACGCTCCCGTCGATAACCCTGACGAACAGGTCGATCATCAGAGGATTCGCGGCCGTCGCTCCCGAGCGCTTGCGCGGTCCGCAGAGCAATCGCATCTGGGCGGATGAGGTTGCGTCTTGGCGCGAGCCTAATAAGTCCTGGGACAACCTGATGTTCGGGTTGCGCCTCGGTCCGCATCCGCAGATCTTCTGGACTGGCACGCCGAAGCCAACCCCGTTCGTCACCAAGCTGTGCAAATATCTCACCGACATTCTGGTGTTGGGATCCACATACGAGAATCGGGAAAATCTGGCCGACTCGTTCTACGAGAACGTTGCAAAGTACGAAGGGACGAAGATCGGTCGTCAGGAACTCTATGGGGAGCTGATCGATCCCGAAGAGTCTGGATTCGTCAAGCGTTCCGATTGGAGGCTTTGGCCGGCGGGCAAGCCGCTGCCTCGCTTTAAGTTCATCCTCCTCTCCCTGGACACCGCTTTTACTGAGAAAACGTTCGATAAAAAGGAACAGGAGAACGATCCGACTGCCTGTTCCGTTTGGGGTATGTTCGAATACGAGCGCAAAGAGCACGTGATGCTGCTCGACTGCTGGGAAGAGCACCTCGGGTTCCCCGAGCTGATCCGCCGTACCAAGCGGGAGATGAAGAAAACGTACGGAGATGCCGACGAACCCCTGATCAAGGTCGTTCTCCCCGGACAGATTACTCCACACCACGGACGCAAGCCTGATTTGATCTTGATCGAGGATAAAGGCAGCGGTATTTCTCTGCGCCAATCTCTGGCAATGGAAAATATATTCGCTGAGCCATATAATCCGGGCCGCATGGATAAGCTCTCCCGGCTCCATGCGGTATCTCCCCTCTTCCCCCACAAGCGGGTATGGGCAGTGGAGAGCCGGAACAATCGGGGGAACCCGGTTTCGTGGGCCGATCCGATCATCACTCAGGTTTGCTCGTATGTCGGCGAGGGTTCTCTCGAGCACGATGACCTTCTCGACACCGCGACACAGGCATTGAAGTTTTTGATGGATAAGTTCCGGATGACGTTTACGAACAAGGTCGATCCCGACGAGAAGACTAAACAGGCGGCCGATAAGCTCCGACAGAAAAAGGCAGGTAACCCCTATGATCAATGAGCAAGGTACGTATATCAGTCGACCCGTGGAGATCGAGGCTTTCCACTGGAATGGTGAGCCTCCTGTCGAGTGGCCGGCTTGGGCTCGAGACAGTCTCTCGATCCGCTACGAGATTTCGTGTCTTCAGGTTGATACGGAGGAAGGAACGATGCGAGCCAATCGCGGGGACTGGATTATCAAAGGAACAATCGGAGAAGTCTATCCCTGCAAAGACCAAGTCTTTCGGAAGAAGTATGACAAAGTCGACTAGCGCTCGCGCGTATCGGCGCCTGGTGAAAAAGGGTATGATCGATGAGATCAAGCGACGCACTGGCCGAGATGCGTCGAGTTCGTCTGAGGTTCGGAAAATGATCCAGGAGCGAATCTTGGAGAAGGAACGTAAAGAGGCGCTTCCGGATGTGGATATTCCCCGCCAATGACTCCAGCTGAGTACATCGAATTCATTGAGGAGAATATGGGATTCCCCGAAACGGGTATCGGACAGGATCCCGATAATCTCCTCTACTGCACTAAAGAACAGTGCGAAGCGCTGGCGAAGGCTCACACCGAGTATGTCGCCGCTGTTGAGAAAATCCTTTTCCCTGAGGGGAGATAAGAATGGCTACCGCTGAAGGTGAAGTGCTACCCGTAGAGTCCGACGACGAGGATCCAATCGAAACTGATGATGGCGGAGCCATTCTCAAGCTTCAAAAGGACGAGAAGGAATCCTCACCCCCGGCTAATGAGACCGAATTCTATCGGAATCTGGCGGAGGAGATTCCAGACTACTATCTGGTCCAGCTCGGCGAGCAGCTGAAGAAGGCTATCGAGCAAGACAAGAAGGACCGCGAGGAACGCGACAAACAGCAGGCCGAGTCGATCAAGAGAACCGGATTCGGGGGCGAGGCTCCAGGCGGTGCCTCTTTCATGGGCGCGTCGAAGGCGGTTCACCCGATGCTCGGGAAGGCTGCAATTGACTTTGGCTCACGCATGATCGCTGAGCTGTTCCCCCCTGAAGGCCCCGTGAGGGATTACATCCCCGGCGAAGCAACCCAGGAACGCGTTGATAAGGCACGGCGCAAATGCGCCTACATGAATTGGCAGTTCAAGGTTCAGATGCCGGAGGCCTACAACCAGACTGAGCAGATGCTGGTTCAAGATGTGATGGGAGGCTCTCAGTACATCCGAATCGTGTGGGACGAGCGTCGCCGGCGTCCGGTTTATCAGTTCATTCCGATTGATGAAGTCTACCTGCCATCGGCCGCTAGCGACTACTACACGTCGGAGCGTATCACTTACGCGGAGACCATCACGCAGCTCGAGTTCGAAAATCGCGTTCGTGCCAAGATCTATCTGAAGGTCAAGGATCCGCCGCCATCGCAGGCTCCCGAGCGCACTGAATCGCAAAAGGCTACGGACAGAATCGCGGGCAACAAGCCGGAGCAGCTGAATCAGTCGGGCTCGAGAATGGTGTATCTGTCGGAAACCTTCCTCGAGATCGAGCAGAATGGTAGACTTCGCATTCCGGGTGAGGAGCGCGGCGAAGGGTCTCCCGAGATGCTCGAGGTCGATCCACTACCGTACCTCATCTCGGTCGATGCCCAGACCGGTAAGATTCTGTCGATCGTTCGTAATTGGGAAGAGGAGGACAAGAACTACGAGCCCATCCGCTGGATGACTGATTTCCCGTTCCTTGTATGGAGGGGTGCTGTCGGTGCGTCTCTCGGACAAATCATCGGATCTCTCAGTGGCGCTGCTACTGGTGCTCTACGAGCTTTGCTGGATAGCGCTCATATTAACAACATTCCAACCCTGCTGAAGTTGAAGGGTGCGAATATGCCTGGCCAGTCTATCGAGACTGGGGTTGGGCAGATCATCGAGATCGAGGGCGGAGTGGCTCCCGATCAGGATATCCGGAAGCTGTTGATGGCCATCCCGTACAATGAGCCGTCCTTGACTCTCTTACAGCTCCTTGGCTTCCTGGGCGACGCAGGGGAAGGCGTCGTGCAGATGACGTTCACGAAGTTCGTCGAATCGGGTCGTCCAGACATGCCCGTCGGGACCACTCTCGCCCTCATTGAGCAGGGAATGAAAGTCCTTGCCGGCATCCATAAGCGGATGCACTCTTCGATGGACAAGTTGATTCGACACTTGCATCGTATCAACCGAATGTACGTTACGGACGACGAGATCAAGAACGACACGGGGGAGATGCTCGCGCTCCGGTCTGACTTCGAAGGACCGCTTGATGTGGTTCCGATCTCCGATCCGGAAGTGTTTTCGGACGTGCAGCGGTTCGCTCAACTCCAGCTAATCTCACAGCGGGCGATGACACTGCCGATGCTCTATGACCTGAGGAAGGTCGAGGAGCTGATCCTCTCCCGTACAAAGGTTCCGAACGCCAAGGAGTTGTTGCTCCCGTCAAACACTCCGAAGGAGATGAATGCCGTCAACGAGAACATGGCGATGGCGCTCGGTCAGGGGGTCGCGGCGTTCCCGGAGCAAGATCATCTTGCACATATTCAAGTCCACGTCGACTTCTGGAACAATCCATTCCTCGGCAAACAGAACCCGGTACTGGTGCAAAAGCTCGCGCCGAAGTTCGTCCAACACCTGATGGAGCATATTCTCCTATGGTACGTAAGTCATACGGTGGAGATCGTCTCAAAGGAGGCCGGTAAAGACGTCGGGGCACTATTGAAGTACCGTGATCCGGAGACTCGTGCGGAGCTTGATCGCACGCTCGCGGCAGCCTCGGCCGGGGTACTCCTCGACGTGAATGAGAAATTTGCTAAGTTGCCCCCGATCATCGACGAGGCCTGGCAGATCGCTCAGAAGATTGCATCCTCCCAGATGCCACAGGATCCCGCTTCGGCTGCTGCGGTTCAGATCGCTCAGATGGACAACGCGACCAAGGCGAAGAAGATCGACACGGATGCGCAGATCGCTTCGATGAAGCACGGTGGAGAACAGCAGAAGGTTCAGGCGGAACTCGGAGATCGACAGCTGGCACGTATTGCCGAGGCTGCGAATGAGCAGCGGCGTCAGGAGGGCGACGACCGACGCACACAGCTCGACAACGCAACGAAGGAGCGTACGAATCTCCAGGACAACATGACCGCTCTCACTATCGCGGACGCCGAAGTGCAGAGCAAAGAGAAAGTAGCGGTTTCAAAAGGCACCGGGGTCAATCCCGGATCAAAGCAACCAAGCGGAGAATAACGGGTTATGAAAGATTACCAGCAGCGAGTAGTCGACGAGAAGAAAGAACTCGACGGCAGACTCGCGAAGCTTGACGACTTCATCGAGAATGCCCCCCTCTTCGGGACAGTGGACCCCCCTGAGCAGTATCGTCTGCGGAAGCAGCGTGCGCTCATGAGAGATCTCTCGGAGCTGTTGGGGGATCGTATCGCGGCCTTTCCGAAGGAGGTCGCATGAGCACTCCAGCCCCGGGTGATACCAAGGTCGCCAGCACCTCCGACGAGCGCACGGCGAACAACGCCATGCGACACAACTACCGGACTCTCTCCGAGGAAGAGAAGGCTTATATGCAGGAGATCAAGGACATGGGAGCCGATTTCACCCGGCTGCTGCATCGGGTCGGTCGTACCAGCTCCCCCAATGACCCGACCCAGGACCATCGGTTCGCATCGGCCGATCTCACTCTCGCGTTCCGGCATATGGAAGATGCTGTCATGCGCGCTGTCAAGCACATCACTCGGTGATCCATGAAATACCTCGTCTCAGCTCTCATTCTTCTGTTCGGGTTCTCGAGCATGGCTTCGGCCGAGAACCTCAAATTCACGGTCGGCCAGCAGGTGAACACCAACGGCTCGGTCACCCCCACTCTGACATGGTGTACCGAGCAAGTGACTTCTCCGGGACTCACCTGCGCGGGAAGCGCTCCAGCGAGTGCCTGTACCGCTTCCGGTGATTGGAGCGGGTCGAAAGCCGCCTCTGGCTCCGAGACCTTGGCAGCGGTATCAACCACGAAAACGTACAGTCTCCAGTGCTCGTGGCCCGGTTCGGATCAGTTTACCGTCAAGTGGACTCCACCGACGACTAACTCGGACGGCTCCCCCCTGACTGACTTGAAAGGATTTCATGTCTATTACTCGACCTCGAGTTCGATGTCGCAGAATCAGCTTAAGGATGTTCAGAATCCAGCGGCGGGGAGTGTGATCATCGGACCGGGACTCGCGCCTGCTACTTACTATGTGGTCGTAAGCGCGTATAACGTGCCGGGCGCGGAGTCGACTAAGGTGCCAAGCCCACCTCTGAGTCGAGCCGTTTCATCCGGAGCGGTCGTCGGCCAAACTGTTAAGGTCACGTTTCCGGCCGCCCCGACTAACCTTACCGTCGAATGAGGAGAACACCATGGCAGACGAAGCGACCAGGCAGCACTACCGGTATGCCACCGGCTCGGGGGGGCTCGACAAAACCCCCGCGAAAACAGCCGGAACTCCCGGCTTTCGCAAGGGCGGGACCGTCCGCAAGCAGGCCGGAGGCTCCACGTACCGCAAGGGCGGGAAGCCCAGTAAGTAACCTGGGCTTTGCAGCCGACCGGAGACAGTGGTAGTATGGCACCCCTCGAACCCGACAAGTATCTGAGAAAGCTTCGAGAGCTACGCCAAAAACATGCCTGGGAATCCACGACTAGCCCGCAACTCTCGAGCCGATTCAATCTCGGCGAAGCGTATGCGTATGTCTTGGGTTTCCAGGCGGGTTTGGACCAAGCAGAGAAGCTCGTACACGAGATACTGACCGCATTAGAGAAGGACTTTAGCGAATGAGCGCTCGAATCATCCCCATCCTTGCTTACGGATCTCTCGAAGAGGCATACCCGGATGTAGATCCGGAGTTTCGCTGTTTCGGGAATCGCGTGTGCGTCCAGCTCCGGACGCCGAAGAACATGACAGCCGGTGGAATAGCTCTCCCCGAGACAGCCGCTCTCGAAGAGTTCGCCCAATGGAATACGCAGATCGCAAAACTCATTTCGGTGGGTCCGGTCGCATTCCGTGATCGCGATACTCTCAAGCCGTGGCCGGAAGGGGATTGGGCAACCCCCGGTCTGTTCGTCCGCGTTCCAATGCACGGAGGCGACCGCTGGTGGAAGCCAGTGCCGGGTCGAACGGATCATCGGGCTCTCTTCGCCGTCTACCAAGACGTTGATCTGAAAGGCGAGTACACCGGCGACCCGCTGAAGATCGACGCATTCCTCTGAGGAAACCCACATGGCGAAAGAAGATCAGAAAGAAGACGAGAAGCTCGTCCCGGTCGGGGATAGCGTCGAGACTTCTGAGAAAGAAGAAGAGTCGAAGAAACCAGCGAAATCCGCCGCTGACGAAGACTCGGATGAGAAGGTTGGACATGCGGAGGAGGCCAGCGACGACGAAGAGGACGACGAAGAGGGTGAGGTCAGCCCCGAGCGTCAGAGGATCCGCGAACGTCGCAAGCGCGAGAAACTCAACCGACAGCGTCGGATCAGCAGCGACCGGCGTGAACTCGACTTCCTGCGCAAGCGGAACGAGCAGGTGGAGCAGGAACTCTCGAAGGTTCGGCTGCGTCAGGATAAGGTTGAAGATGCCTCCGTCGATGGTCGAATCGGGATTCTCGAGGGTCAGATTCGAGAAGCCGAGGAGATACACGGCAAAGCGGTCGACGCGAAGGACGGTGCGACCGCGACCGAGGCTCTCAGGGTCCGCGATCAGCTCCGGGACGCACTCGGGCAGCTGAAAGGCGGAAAGGAGACTCGACAGAAGGAACGTAAGGAGGAGCAGCAGCGAGCGGCTCAGGCCGACAGCGCTCCTGACACCGAAGCCGTGATTCTCGGGCGCGAATGGGTCAGTAAGAATGGATGGTTCGACCCGAAGCTCGGAGATGAAGATTCGTTCCTCGTTCGTGCGATTGAGGAGCGCATGGCCCGAGAGGGTCGGCTCGATCCTGCCACCCCTGAGTACTGGGAGGAGTTTGATCGTCGCATCGACAAGAAGTTTCCCAATCTCCGCAAGGAGAAAACGGCCAAGGACGCCGACGATGAAGACGTCGAGTGGGATGAGGACGACGAGAAGCCCCAGAAGAAGACTCCGGAGAAGAAGCGAGGTGGCCCTCGCATCGCGATTGGAGGTAAGACTCGATCCTTGAAACCGAACGAGGTTTACCTCAGTGAACAGAGAATCCAAGCTTTGAAGGAAGCGGGTGTCTACGACGACCCCGAGAAACTTCAGAGATATTTGAAAGCCTACAAGCGCTATGATGAAGAAGCGCTTCGTAACAGCTGAAACTCGCTGAAGGAGTGAGTGATGGCACGTCAAGTTAAGAGAGATGCAGTCCTCGGCCGAAAAGGAACGATTCGGAGAGAGCGTACCGCGACCAGCGAACGCTCCAAGAGTCGTGAGATGTCGGATGATGAGCGCGTCGATATGTTGAGGATGTCGTTTTTCCAGTCAGCCCTTCCGGATTTGCCTCAAATCGAGGGTTACCATGTTTGCTGGCTTACGACGAACAATTCGCGTGATCCAATCATCGGACGAGAGCGTCTCGGCTATCAGCTGATCCGGGCATCCGAACTCCCTGAGTTCGAGTTCCCGTCGCAGAAGGGTGGTCAATACGATGGTTGTATCATGGTGAATGAGATGATTGCCGCGAAGATTCCGCTGCGTCTCTATCAGCGGTTCATGGCGAACAACCATCATCAGGAACCTCTCCGCGAGGAAGAGCGAATTGCGTACGACAATCAGGCCAAGAAGGCTGATGCTGCATCTCATGGTGGCGTTCTGATCGAGGCACCCGCGATGGTTGCACTGGGCAAGGACCCCGGTACTCCCAACTTCACGGCTCCTCCGCCCTCTTCTTTACCGATGTCTCCTAACCAGAAATTCGATGAGGATTGGTCGGATTACCGTCCGGAGTAAGTGTGCTCGGGGGTTTGTTCCGTTCCACGAGGAGTAAGCCCTCATGTCAAATGTCTTCGCGCCTTTCGGCCTCAGGCCTGCGCTCCATATCTCGGGAATCGTCCGCCCGTGGTCTGGAACAATCGTTTCTGGACTGGCTCAGAACATCTACCAGAATGCTCCGGTCATCATCAGCAACGCTGCTGGTGCGGGTTCCGGGTGTCTCGAGGTGGCCCCGGCGGCCGGTCGGGCCATCGGCACCTTCCAGGGTGTCGAGTATACCCTGACGGCCACGGGACGGCGCACCGTCGCGAACTGGTGGGCTTCCGGCATCGTAGCCACGGACATCGTCGCCTACTACACTCGGGACGCCTGGGTTACGTACGAGATCCAGGCCAACGGTCCAATCAACCAGGTCGACGTGGGAAACCAGGCAAACTGGACTCTCAACGACGGCTCGGCTGGTACGGGGAACCAGGTCACTGGACTCTCTACGGTCGCGCTCGATACGGCAACCCTCGTTTCCGGCTCCGGAGGTGCCGGCGACGTGAAGGGACTCCGCATCATCGGCTTTTCGCCGTACATCGGGAATGGCCCAGCCAATCTCGATCCAGCGAACGAGCTGTTCACCATCGTTCTGGTTGAGATCTCTCAGCATCAGAACGTGGCGAATCAGCAGGCCTACGGCGGTTAACGAGAGTCTGAAGGAGAAAAGAAATGGCAGTTCCCATGCGGAGTACAGACTTTCGTTCAATCGTCGAACCGATCATGAACGAGAGCTTCGACGGCATCTGGACCCAGAGGGCCGACGAATACAAGATGATCTTCACGGTGCGCCCGGGCACCCCACGCAACTACCACGAAGAGCCGGTTCTCTTCGGGTTCGGCGCGGCCCCGGCACTGCCGGACGGCCAGCCGGTCACCTACCAGTCGGGCGGTGTGATCTACATCGCGCGATACGTTTATCAGGTCTTCGGTCTGGCGTTCGCGCTGACCAAGGTCCTGGTCGAGGACGGTGATCACATCTCGATTGGTACCACGTACGCAGAACACCTCGCGATGTCTCTCATCGAGACGAAGGAGCTGATCTGCGCGAACATCATGAACCGCTCGTTCAATGCCGCGTATCGAGGCGGCGACGGGCAGGCTCTGGTGTCCACGGCTCATCCGATCATCGCTCAGTCGGGTGGTCCGAGCACGTACAGCAACCAGCTGACAACGCCTGCGGCTCTGTCGCAGACTTCCCTGGAGCAGATGTTGATCCAGATCCGCAACGCCTACGACGATACGGGACGGCGCATCCGCCTCGTGCCGAAGAAGATTGTGGCGGGACCGAGCAACGTCTTCCAGGCCGAAGTGCTGCTGAAGAGCGTGCTGCGCACGGGAAGCGCTAACAACGACATCAACCCTGTGAAGTCAATGGGGATGCTGCCGGATGGTCAGGCGAATCTCTCGCGCATCACGAGCACCACGGCGTGGTGGATCCAAACGGACGCTCCTCGCGGTCTCCAGCTGCTGACGCGCCGGAAACTCGAGAAGAGCATGGAAGGTGACTTCGAAACCGACTCCATGCGCTACAAGGCGACCGAGCGCTACATCCCGGGCTGGACCAACGCACGTACGGTGTACGGTACTCCCGGTATCTAAAGAGTTCGGGGGGTTCCCAACCGCGAGTCTCGGCCGGGCGTCGTAGACTTTCGGGAGGAGGGCCCCCCGACCTTCCAAGGCGAGATCCGGAGGTAAACGGGTCTCTAATCGATCCGTAGGCAATCGGATCATCCTTTAGGAGAATTCTATGCCTCTTGCAGACCTGACGACGACTCGCTACCCGAACGGCGTGACCAATGTCAACGAAACCGTTCTCACCGCTTCCCTGAAGAAGATGGATCCTCTTCTCTTCCAGGATTTCCTGGACGACTTCGTCGACTTCGTTCCGACGGCGTGGACGGTCACTGAGACTCAGGCCGGTGCTACCCAGGCGACCAGCGCCGGTGCTGGTGGCCTCCTCTCCCTGGTCAACTCGGCGGCCGACAACGACGTCAACCAGATTCAGAAGGCGTTCGGTTCCTTTCTGCCGGTAGCGGGCAAGAAGACCTTCTGCCGCTGCCGCTTTCAACTCTCGGATGCGACTCAGTCGGACTTTGCCATCGGTTTCGCGACGGTATCCGCCGACGCCACAGTCCTGGCGAACTCGCTGGACGGAATCTTCTTCCTCAAGGCCGACGATGCCGCAACGATCTCTCTCTACTCTCGAAAGGACAACGCGGCGGGTTCGATCAGCGTTGTGGTTGCGACGCTAGTCAACGCCACGATGATCGAGCTGGGTTTCTTCTACGACGGCGGGGATCGACTCTACTACGAGGTGAATGGAGCCGTTCAGGGTTACATCACAGTCTCGGCGGCGACGTTGCCGGACGCGGTTGGCGCCCCGGTCATCTCCCTGAAGAACGGCGATGCGAACGCGAGAACCGCTATCGTCGACTACCTCTGGATCGCCCAGGAGCGTTAATCCATGCGTCCGATCACACAGACGTTGTCGGATGCCAGCGGGGGCGCGAAAGCGACTCCCGTCATTCCTTTGGACATCTACCCCACCCCGTTCAACGTGTCTCTGCAAGCGAATGTCACGGGTGCAGCTACGTTCACCGTGGAGTTCACCAATGACGATGTTTTCGCCGTGGGATACGATCCCAACGCGGGAACCTCCCTGTGGACTCCCATTACTGGGATGACGGCTGCCTCCGCCGACGCGAATGCCACCCTCATCTCGCCGGTGACGGCTGTTCGCATGCGATTGACCGCAGGAGCTGGGAGTGTAGTTCTGAGGATCACTCAATCGGGGATCCAGTGATGAAGAAGATACTCCTTTGTCTTCTTGGTCTCCTCTCGATTCCGATCGCTCTCTCCCAGACGGGGGGTGGGATCCAGGGAGGGATCAACCTGACGACCGGTATCATTACCGGAAGTCTCGGAGTCGTGAATGGAGGGACGGGGCTTACTGCAGCAGCCGATGACAATCTACTAGTTGGAAATGGAACCGTATGGCAATCCAAGGCAGTTCCGGATTGCCAGGATACCTCAGGGAGCCATCTCAACTATACGGCCTCTACCAACGCCTTTTCCTGTGGGGTGAGCGGCTCGTTCAGCGGAACGAGCGTTTCCCTAGGGGGCGGGGCTCTTCTCGCGGGGGCCTGCGCATCGAACACGACGACCGTGACCGGGGCAACGACTTCTATGGCTGCTGTGGCAAGCCCGAATACCTACCCCGGCGATGGCTCTACGTGGTCGGCTCAAGTCACTTCGGCGAACACCGTAACCACTCGAGTCTGCGCTGTCGTAGCGCTCACTCCGACGGCTTCCACATACAACATTCGGGTCATCCGCTAGGAGAATCCCATGAAAGGCTTCAAGAACTCAACCCGGATGCGTTCGGGTTTCACCTACCCAACCTCGGCGGGCTTTACCACTTCGACTGGCAAGGTGCAGAATATCTCATATTCTCGCAAGACTCCCCGTCGAGGGCCGGCCAAGTTCGCCGAGGGGGGGCAGATCGATTCATCGCTGCATTCCTTCAAAGGCGACAGTCAACTGAATGTCGAGCACGGGCCAAGCGGGGGGCTTCGACCGGGATTCACCAGAGGGGGTTATGCCGCCAAATATGCGAAGGGAGGCCAGATCCCTTCGGCAAAAGTTGCCGCTCGGGAAGCGGTCGCAAAGCATGTGGCGACCCCGGCTCCGAAAGGTCACAAAGGCCTGAAGAGTTGCTAATCCGCCACAGCTAGCGTAGTATCCCGGGCTGGTAACGGTCCGGGATCTCTCCTTCACCTAAGCCGGCTGCACAAAGTAGGCTGTCAACATGCTCCGAGAAGGCATCGATGGCTACCAGCGGCACAATCTCTACAACGGTTTTCAAGACCCGTAAGGTCATCGATCACGCCTTCCGGCGTACCAAGCTCGCACCTCAACAGATTACGGCCGAGTATATCGAAACGGCCAACGATCTGTTGTACCTCTACCTGTCCACTCTCACGAGTAAGGGGATCGCGCTATGGTGCATCGAGAAGCAGATTCTGCCGATGTACGAGAATGTTCAGACAGTCCCGTGCCCGCGTGGCACTGTCGATATTCTGAATGCCAATCTGAGAACTTCCAATCGATTCGGGGGCACTGCCTCAGCGAGCGAAGGAGATGCAGAGAATGCCTTCGACGGGGACATCGACACCGAGTGTGTTCAATCTGCACCAGCTGGATGGATCCAGCTTGCGCTAGATAGTGGGGCTCAAGCTTCGGTCTTTGGAATTCTGCCCGGAACGAGCGGTGAATGGGATTTCTCCATTCAGGGATCGACGGATGGCGTTACATGGACCGAGCTGTACACCGCGACCGCCCAAGCGATGGTCGACGGAGAATGGCTCTGGGTAGATATCGAGGGAGTGCTAGCCTACGCTTTCTATCGACTCAAGGCGAACAACACGACAGTGCTCGATGTGCGTGAGTTCTACTTCGGGAACTTACTCGATGAGATCCCCATCGCCAAGATCAACCGGGACGACTACGCGAATCTTCCGAATAAGTTTTTCGCGGGACGACCGGTCCAGTTCTGGTATGACAAGCAGCGAACGACCCCCCTGATGACGCTTTGGCCGGCGCCCGAGGCTCAGTACACGTTCTCGCAGCTTGTGGTCTATCGACAGCGCTACGTCCAGGACGTTGGGACGATGACGCAGGAGCTGGATATCCCCCAGCGTTGGTACCTTGCAATCGTGATGGAACTCGCGTTGCAGCTCTGCAATGAGATCCCGGAGGTTGAACCCGGGCGGTGGGCGGAGCTGAAGCCCGAGGCGGATGAGAAACTGCGGGAGGCCTGGGACTCCGAGACGGACTCGTCTCCTTCATACATCCTCCCGAATATCTCCTGCTACACTAGGTAGCCATGCCGATCTACCTCGACACGCGCGGTCGATCCACCCTCGGGATCGGGATTTGTGCCCGGTGCTCTCGCAAGATGTCGCTTGAGGATCTCTATTCGGACCCGAACTCCCCAGGCCTGATGGTATGTAAAGATGACCTCGACCAACTCGACCCCTACAGATTGCCTGCTCGACAGACAGAGCGTATCAACCTTGATTTTGTCCGTCCAGACTTACCTCTTACGGGAGTGGGTCCTTCCACAAATCTGCTCAGCTATGATTGGGCAACTGAAGATGGACGGTTCTTCGGAACCGAAGACGGAAACTACTTTCAGGTAGAACCATGACCATACCCGTTCCAGTCCCCGTAAGTCAGTTTCCGGATGCGACGATCCCTCTCACGGGGAGCGAGCTGGTTCCGCTCGTTCAGGGGGGGATTACGAAGAAGACGACCGCTTCGACCTTTGCGGTCTTCGCAACCCTGCTGCTTCCGGAAATCTTCAGAGCGATCCCGGCGGGCAACTCGAACAATGTTAGCGCGAAGGGGGCTCTTCGGTTGTTCTTGGATACGGCTGCCGGGGATGCTACGGTCACGGGATTCTACCCCACGGATGATCCTCTGGTTCTATGGCGGGATGGACAGATTCTGATCGTGGCCAACTCCGGGGGGGCGAATGCTCTGACCCTAGCGGTCGGGATCGGCTCGATCCCCGCGAACCAGATCTACGGAGTAACGGATATCACACTGCCCCCCCACGGTTCCCAGATGCTTGTTTATAGCGGTACTCTCCAAAAGCTGGTAATGGTATGAACATTCGAACCCAGATCAAGAACTTTCTCATCGGTCTTACAGTCGCGGCCAGTGGGGTCGCGGTTGCGGCAACGTTCAATCTTTTCTCGCCGGCGACCGGTGTCCTCAAGGGCAACGCGAGCACGTACGTCACGACGGCCGCGAACTCGGCGGATATCCGAGGCCTGTGGACTGGCTCGTGTGATATCACCAAATTCTTGCGCGGAGATGGAGCGTGCGCTCAAGTCTCGCTGACGACGAATGTCACGGGGATCTTGCCAGTTCCGAATGGGGGCACCGGAGCCGCGACCCTCACGGGACTGATGCAAGGGAACGGTGCGAGCCCGATCACGAGCGTTGCCCAGGTGTCGGGAGGTATTCCCTATTTCAATACGGTCTCGACGATGGCGAGTTCGGCCGCTCTGACCGCCAATGCCCTGATGCTCGGGGGCGGGGTCGGTTCGTCTCCTACCACCCTGGGATCTCTCGGAACCACGACGACGGTTCTGCACGGTAATGCGGCAGGCGCTCCGACATTCGGAGCCGTTGCTCTGACAACCGACGTCAGCGGAGTTCTGCCCGTTGCGAACGGTGGCACCAACCTGAATGTCTCGGCCGACGACAACGTGATGGTTGGCAACGGCACGACGTGGCAATCCAAAGCTCTGCCGACGTGCACGGACACCGGCGGTAATCATCTCAATTACGACATCTCGACGAATACCTTTTCGTGCGGCACATCGGCGCCCGGGGGCTTGACCGGATTCGCGAATCCGACCGCCTCCGTGGGCCTTAGCGCCGTCAACGGCGTCGCGACGACCGCGATGCGCTCCGATGCGGCACCGGCACTTTCTCAGTCGATCGCCCCGACGTGGACGGGGATCCACACGTTCAGCGCCAACAATGCGGCTCCACTGACCGTAACGAACTCGTTCACGGGATCCTACACGGTCAACGTAACCAACACGAGTACCGTCAGCGGTGACACATCGCGGTATACCCTTGCTGCTGGCTCTACCGCGGTTGCGCTATTCGCTGCGAATCAAAACCAGGCCGCAGCGATTGTCACTGGGGGGCCTACCGGGCCGCAGTTCGTGTTGCGTACGTTGGGGGCCTCCACTCCCCTCGTGTTCGGTACCGCCAACACCGAGCGCATGCGGATCAGCGATACGGGAGTAACGATTGGCGGTGCGCCTGTTCCTACATGGAAATTCACTTGGGCAAAATTCGATACAGCGGGAGCCGCCTGCGTTGTGGTGGCTGGTACTGGGTCATCCAATGTGAGTTCATGCACCTATAGCGGCGTTGGTGCATATACCGTAAATTTTACGGCTAACTATCCCTCCGCGCCCACCTGTACCGCTACTTCTGCTTCGGCAACGCGGTATATCACCGTGGGGTCATCGACCAGTCAGGCGATTCTAGCTCAAGCTATTTTTCCGGGGGGCGGTGCAGGCGACGGCATTTTCAGTCTCACCTGTATCGGCAACCCTTAAAAGGAGATCGAGATGCTGAACGAACATGGTACAAAGATCCTCGGTGTAGTCATCGCGCTACTCGGCTCGGTAATGCTGCTGACCCCCGAGCAGATCACGGCAATCATGGGGGAGCGAGGTCCGGGAATCATGACAGCGATTGCGGGACTCCTCACGGTGCTCCGAGGTTTCCAGAATTCCGGCAGTCTGCCGGGTGGTCCTAAGAAGGAGGAATGATGAAAGCTCTACGGGTTGGACTCTTCGGAGTCATTTTCGTTCTGTTGGCGGCGTGCGCGAGTTCGCCACTGGCAGTCCCGACCACTTTTCAGGGGCGCGTCGACTATGCCGACAGCACCCTGACCGCCGTGGTTAACGCAACGACCGTCTCTCTTTCGGCCGGTCAGCTGTCGGTGAACGAGGCGAAGTCGGTCCGCGACATTGCGGAGCAGGCTCGAACGCTTCTGGACGCGGCACGAGCGGCTAGCGGCACTCCGGTCGGTGATCAGAACCTGACCTTGGCGATTGGAGTGCTGCAGAATATCCAAACATACCTGAACAAGAGGAACCCCGGATGAAAGTCCAAGTAGCGCTGAATCTCGCAGTCGAGCTTCTCATCCAGGCTCAGAAGTTGTCCGCACTCGTTCATGCCGCGCAGATGAAGGGTAAAACCGATCTGACGGAAGAGGAGACGGCACAGCTCCTCTCGGATCGCGATGCCGCCTTCGACCGCCTGGACCAGGCGATCAAGAACGCGGAGGGGTAAGTCCCATGGCCGAGTCAATGACCTTTACGAGCCTCAAGGAAGACATGCGTCGTTATCTCGAGAGAGGTAATGCGGCGGACACGGAGGTGTTTGCGCAGATCCCCCGCTTGATCACGCTCGCCGAAAGGTCGTTGGCTCGCGCCATTAAGGTTCAGGGATTCATCGTCCCGTACATCACAACCCTGCAAGCGGGAGTATCCGTCTACGCGAAACCCGCTCGGTGGCGTGAGACGGTCTCGATGAACTACGGCGGCAATGCGGCATTCACGGACGCAGGTAACAACCGACGCCAGTTGTTCCCGCGTGTGCTCGAATATCTGCGAACTTACTGGCCGAACTCGGACGAGCGCGATGTCCCAGAATTCTTCGCCGATTACGATTACAACCACTGGCTGATTGCCCCGACACCGGTCGCAGCGTTCAACTGGGAAGTGGTTCTCTACCAGCTGCCACCCCTGTTGGGGGATGACAACGGGACGAACTGGCTGACTGACTACGCACCGAACGCGTTGCTATACAGATGTCTTCTCGAGGCCTCTCCGTTCCTGAAGAACGACGAGCGCATTCAGACTTGGCAAAATCTTTACACCGCGGAGCTGGGGGCTTTGGACACCGAAGACCTCCAGAACATCGCCAACCGGGAGTCGGTAAGGACCGAGAACTAACATGCCGTTCAATGAAGTATTCGGCGGCAACGCCATCTATCCGGCCTCCCCAACGTTCTTGGAGTTGACTCTCGTCGAGAACACTCAGCTCGAATGGCCTCTCGAGCAGAACATGGCGGGCGGCACGATTCTGGCGACTGAGATCGAGATTTTTCCGGCCGGCCCCGGTCTCTCCGTGATGATGCCGGATGCGACACAGGGGTCACCCGGATACACGACGACTTTCTTCAATGCCGCAGCCGATACGTTCACCGTTAAGAGTTCGACCGGAGTGACGCTCGCAACCGTGGCCTCCGGGGATGCCTGGACCATATGGCTTCGAGATAACACCACGCCTTCTGGCCTCTGGCGTGTCTTTCAGATGGGCGTGGGGATCTCCAACGCGAATGCCGCTGATCTGGCGGGTGCCGGCCTCGTCGCGATCTCGACTACCCTGAATGAGGAAATCGAGGTCTCCAGTCAGGTGGTTGATTACGGGATCGTCAATCTCGATCGCGCTCGACTGATTCAATGGCTCGGAGGCGTCGGAAATCTCACGCTCCCGGATGCGGCGACGGTCGGAGCGAACTGGTTCGTCTCGATCAAGAATTCTGGCTCCGGGATCGTTACGGTCTTGCCTCAAGGCGGCGCCACGATTGATGGACAAGCGTCGTTGCCGCTGAGTCTCGAGGATTCCTCCTGGCTCGTAACGAACGGGGTCAATTGGTTCACACTCGGCTTCGGTCAATCAAATCCCAGCGTCTTCGACTTCCTTGCGATGTCAGTCGCCGGATCGGGGAGTTCCGCTCTCACAGGGTCGCAGCTTAACCGCGTGTCGTATGAGTTCACCGGGGTACTGACGGGCAACCGGAGTATCATCGTTCCGAACACGGTCCAGCAGTACTGGGTCTTCAACAACACTACGGGCCCGTTCACGCTCACTATCAAGACGGCGGCGAATCCGGGTGTGACGGTTCCCCAGGGAACTCGCATTATTCTCTACTGCAATGGTACGGATGTCGTCAACGCAGAGACGAATACCGCGAGCCTCCCTGCGGTTGTTCAGGGAGATACACTGTACGGTTCGGCTCCGGGAATTCTCACCGCGCTGCCGAAGACCCCATCGCTGTATCAGGTGCTGAAGAATTCTGGAGCATCGAACAACCCCGCCTGGGGGGCCCCGCCGTTCCTCGCGGCTAAGGTGACTCGCATCGGTACTCAGGCGGCTGCCAGCGGATCGCCCACAATCATCTCTTGGAATGCGGAGGTAACCGACGAGGGGGCGTGGCATGATAATGTTACTAATCCCACTCGGCTGACGGTTCCTCCCGGGGTCAATTGGTACAAAGCCGAAGCTCTGGTCATCATCAATCTGACGAGTGCGAACGTTCCGTTCACGGTTCAGCTCTTCGCCCTGATTAACGGCTCGGGGGGAAACTCCCCGGTCGCTCAGGCTTATTTCCCCTCCCTCCCTGGAGCGTCTCTATCGATCCCGATGTACGTCTCGACCGGTTGGGAAGCTTGCGTTCCGGGCCAGTACATCGAGTTTGAGGTGATCGTTACCGGAACCGGCGGGGGAACCATTCAAGGAACTTCCATCGGCATGATCGAGGGTCGCCCCTAAATGTACACCCCAACCCTCATTCGCTCGCAACCGGGGATCAAACGGGACGGAACCGAGTTCGAAGGCGATTTTTACACGGACGGGCAGTGGTGCCGATTTCAGCGTGGGCTGCCGCGTAAGATCGGCGGTTATCGGAACACCACCCCCCGACTGCGCGAGAAAGTCTACGGGATGTCATCGTTCTCCGCTGACCTCCTAAACTATGTCGCTTGTGGTGAGGGAAGTTTTCTCGAGCAGGTGTCCATCGACCAGAACGGCAACCCGACCGCGATCTCTGATCGCACTCCAGTCGCATTCGTGCCGAACGTGAACAATGTCTGGCAATTTGCGAATCTCCCGAGTGCGGTCGCCTCAGCGACTGACTTGATCGCGCACGGAGCCCCGAATCTCGCGGATATCGCTAATCAGACTTCGACTCAGATCTGGTACGGCCAAGCCGACCTCGGAACTCCGCTAGTAGCTACGGGGCTCGATCCCCAGAGCGGCGGGGCGTGCGCTATCGGTCCGTACCTCTTCGGTTATGGCAATGCGGGCTTCGTTCAGTGGACGGCGCCGAACGATCCCACGACGTTCCAGAACGAGGCGAGGGTGACAGGCCAGAAGATCGTTTACGGTCGCGAGTTGCGCGGCGGGGGGAACGGCCCCGCTGGAATCTTCTGGTCCCTCGATTCTCTGCTTCGAGCCACATTCATCGCCGGAGTGACTGATCCGGCCGCAGACCCAGTCTTCGCGTTCGATACACTGGCAAGTGATCTCTCGATTCTCTCGTCCCGGGGAGTCGTCGAATACGACGGTGTCTACTACTGGTGGGATACCGGTCGCCCCTTGATGTTCAACGGTGTCGTGCGCGAAGTGCCGAATACCATGAACATCAACTACTTTCTGGACGGACTGAATTTCTCGCAGCGGCAGAAGATCTTCGCGATGAAGGTTCCTCGGTTCGGGGAGATCTGGTGGTGCTATCCTCGAGGCAATGCGACCGAGTGCACTCACGCCATCATCCTAAACGTGAGGGAGAACACGTGGTATGACACGGAGCTTCCGCCGTCGATGCGAACCTCCGGAATTTACGCATCTGTCTACCCGAAACCGTTCATGACCGATGCGACGGAGTCACCCACTGGATTCGGCTTATGGCAGCACGAGACGGGGGTCGATGAAGTCTCTAGCTCGCTAGTCAACCCAATCCCCTCGTTCTTCCAGACAGCGGATATCGCCATGATGACTACTGAGAAGCCGACCAATCAGAGTCTAAGCGTGGCAGTGATCGAGCCCGACTTCGTTCAAGTGGGGAACATGACCGTTACCGTCACAGGTAAGGCGAACGCTCGCGCTCCGATCCAGGAGAGTGCGGCCAAGACGTTCGTCCCGGATACGGGGTCTCTCACTGCCGATGAGCAGATTGTAAGACTCAAGGAAGAGCGACGTGAGCTGCGGTTTAAGTTCGAAACGAACACTCCGAATGGCGACTACCAGATGGGCCAGCCTCTCGTGCACCTCGAACCGACCGACTCGAGGGTGACCACATGATCGATCCCACCTTCATGGAAGCCGTCGAGTGGACCGATCGGATGGCGATGCTGCTTCCCCGAATCCAACCGATCAAGATCAATCGGGAGGAGGATTGGAAAGCGTGGGCTCGGCACGTTCTCCAGTCGGCGGAGATTTCGAGACACAATCCTCCCAACCCTGAGGCCTTCTCCGACTGGAGAGAGTGGGCCTCTCGTTTTAATGAGACGGTTCCAACATTATGAGTATCCTGCGCCATCTCGCCCGTCGTAAGTTCGCCCAGGGTGGAGATTCCCGAGTTACGCTAAATGATCCGTACCTCACGGGGATGTCGGATCCTCGACCGAATCTCCAGACCTCGGGGGACTCCTCCGCCGGTGGCCGACAATACCATCCGATGGCCGAGGATGCGTACTACACCTACGGGCAGACCGGAGGGGAGCATCAGTTCTTCACGGGCAAGTTGCCCGTAGCTCCCCTGAAACCCAACAACCTCCCTTCGGGCGGGGGCGGTTCATCCGGAGGGGGCGGTGGGGCTGGGGTGCTCGGAGATCTCGTACAACTTGCGGGAGCTGCGAAGAATGCCGGCGCGCTTGCGAATATGGCCGGTATCGATAATCAGTATACCCAGGCGATGCAGAATCCTATTGGGGCCCTAAAGGATGCGTATGGGAACTACCAGCTGAACAACAACGTCGGTTCGGGTCAATACGCGAACAACGCTCTCAACGATGCGGGATACGGTTCGAGCTGGACGACTCCGGCTCTCACGGGTCTCGGAGCGGCCGGCGCAGCCTCGACCGGTCTCGGAAGCGGCGTGACGGCAACGATCACCCCTGAACTGATCGGGGAAGGTGCGGCGGGTGCGGCTGGAGCTGCCGGCGCTGGTGCGGGTGCTGCCGAGGTCGGGTCGGCTGCAGGAGCAGGCTCAACGGCCGGTGCCGGGGCTGCTGGAGCGGGTGCCGGAAGCTCCGGGCTCGGCGCGACGCTCGCCTCAAGCGGGATCGCCACCGCATTGCCGATTGCCGCCATCGGTTGGGCTGTCGCCGATGCGGCCAATAAGTCCGGGGACATCAAATCGGGAGCAACCTCCGATCTGCTGAAGTCACTTCAGGGGAGCGGATTTATCACTCTGATGGATCCTCGGACGCAGACCTACAAGCTCGCAGACGGTCGGATGGTGCGTGCAGACCAGGGAGCCCGTGCGGTCTCTGAAGCGCTCCGAAAGGGGGATCAGGCGGGAGCGCAGGCTGCGTTCGAGGCGTGGATCAATGGAGCGAAATCTCCGGGAGGTCATGCTTCGGGGGGTCGATCGTTCGAGACGGGCAAGCCCGGAGTGCTCGCCTACGCGACTGACCCAAAGTACGTCGGGCCCGTTCGGGGCAAAGGGACCGGGAGATCGGATGAGATCCCCGCCCGTCTTTCGGACGGTGAGTACGTGATGGACGCCGAGACGGTTGCGATGCTCGGTGATGGCTCGACGGATGCTGGCGCAAAGAAACTGGATGAGATGAGAGCGCGGTTGCGATCTCACAAGGGTAAGAAGCTTGCTCAAGGCAAGTTCTCCGATAATGCCAAAGACCCGATGGAGTACGTCAAGTGAGCAGCGGAGTTCTCGGATTTCTCTTCGACGGGAAACCCCCGCCATCGGTCACCACTTACGGCTCGACTACGTCGAATGTTCCCCAGTGGATGAGCGATTACACCCAGGGGGTCCTCAATCAGGCGAACGCGGTCGCCGGACAGGATTATCAGCCGTACGAAGGACCGCGCATTGCGGGCTTCTCTCCGGAGCAGCAGCAAGCCTTCCAGTTGGCTGAGGGGAACGTCGGTAGCTGGTATCCCGGGGTGACCGGGGGGATGAACCAGACCCAGGGAATCCTCGGTCAGCTGACACCCACTATCGGTCAGAATCTTCAGACAGCGGGGGGAACGTTCACGGGTGCGAATGTCGATAAGTACATGAACCCGTACATTCAGAACGTCACGAAGCAGGCTCAGAATCTCGCGAATCGAAATTTCAACGAGAATTTGATGCCGAGCATTCAGAACACGTTCACGCGTGCCGGGCAGTACGGCTCTACGCGCATGGCGAACGCAGTCGGCAATGCGGCTCGAAACACCTCCGAAAGTCTGCAATCGGCGGCCGATGCCTCTCTCGCGCAGGGATACAATACTGCGGGTCAGATGTTCGGAGCGGATGCGAGTCGGGCCGGCATACTCGCACAGCTCGGAGTGCAGTCCGGACTGACGGGAGCTAATCAGATGTCCGCGCTCGGTGAGACACTCAGCCGACTCGGTCTCAGCGACGCTGCTACTCTGGAGAATATCGGGCAGCAGAAGCAAGGTCTGCAGCAGAAGAGCCTCGATCAGGCGTACTCGGACTTCACCGCTCAGCGCGACTATCCGAAGCAGCAGACCGACTGGCTATCGAACATCATTCGAGGCATCCCGAACTCGGCAGTTCCGACGAGCACGACGCGAACGGAGACGGGCCCGTACCAAGGGGACATGCAGTCGGGTCTCGTAGGCTCGCTGGGCTCACTGCTCTCCCTCTGGCAAGGCATTCAGAAAGATACTGGTACTCCCGCAGCTACCACCAAGCAGCCCTAATTCGGAGACGACGATGGAAGACGATGAACTGGATCAAGACTCGGTCGGGACGCTCGGTGCGATCCGTGACCAGCTTGGGGAATTGGTTGATCCGTCGACTACCCTCGAGGCGCAGGGTTACGCTCGGAAGTTCCTTGACAAACAGCTAGCCTCCCCTCTGGGCACGACCCAGAAGGAAATTTTGACTCAAATGGAGAAGGAGTCGAAAGCGGCACAAGAAACGCTGAGGGCTGCGCGCGAGAAATTACTGGCTCGTCGGTACAACCCGGCCGATAAGTGGTACACTCTCGCCAAGGCCCTCGGCGCCCCTACTCGGGTCGGCGGCGTCGGGGAGCTGGCATCACGAGCGGCGGGTGCTCTCGGGGAGTCCCGTCAGCGTCAGGAAACCTTCGATGAGACCCAACAGAAGGAAGCGCTCGGCTACGACAAGGATATCTCCGGGCTGGGAATGGATCTTCTCAAGCTGAAGTCCGCTGTTGGACTTTCGCAGGGCAAGATCGACGCCCAGCTTGCCCAAGAGGCTCTCAAAACCCTGGGAAAGAGAGTTAACTCGCAGCAGACTGGGGTGGATAAGGCGCAGCAGGCTCTCGACCGCGCTTACGCTCCCGAGTACCTCGATTGGGTTCAGAACGGTTCCTCGGTCGCGAATAAATCCCTCAGCGAACTGGCACAAGCCCGCGACCGGTTGAGAGGCTATCGAGAAGGGCCCGACGGTGAGAAAGTTCCGATCAGCGAAGGCGATTTCGCCACGCGGCAGCTCGGACCGACCGGTCCCGTCATCGGTTCGGTGGCGACGGTTCCGTTTGTCGGCAAGGCAATTCAGGACGTACTCGCTCCGGGGTCGGCGGACATCCGCGAGCTAGTCGAGTCGACCGTCCAATCCTCCCTGAGACCGATTCTCGGAGCGCAGTTCACGGAGAAGGAAGGCGAGCGACTCATCTCTCGCGTATACAACCCTCGGCTGCGACCAGAAGTCAACGCCGCGCGTGTCGGCCGTCTTCTGCAGCAGGTGCAGACCGCTGCCGCGAACAAGACAGCCGCTGCGAAATACTACGAAGCCAACGGGACCCTCAAGGGCTTTACGGGGAAGTTCAAATACACCATCGACGACTTCATGCCGGCGGCGACCAACGAGCTGGCCCCCCATAGCTCACAACCCCAAACGCATGGAACGGATGACTTCGGGCATGCGTATGATGGGCCGCCGAATCCCTACGCCGGGACGGCCGAGGAGAATACGGCTCCCGCCGGCGGTGGCCCACGGACCTTCGAAGGCAAGAAAGTCATCAGGCTGCAAGATCTCCCAAAGAGGGGGTTTGCTGAGGGAGGCGCGGTCGGGGCTCCAGACCCCGATACTGACCAGGTTATGGTCGAGCTTCCGGACGGTCGGATGATCCCGATGCCGGCTAATGCGACCCAGGAGGACGTCCAAGCAGCTATGGGCGGGGGGGATAGCGCCGGGGCATACGATCCCGCCATGTCGCGCACGGCATTGGCCGGATTGGGTGCTGGAGCGGGGTATGCGGGGGGGAAATTGCTCTCGGGCTTGGGCTCGTCCGTATCCGACCTTAGGCCGGGCAATAAGGAAACCCCGGCGCAAGCTCGACTGTTAAGATTGATGGAGCGCTCGAAACTGCCGCCGCAGCAGATCACGCAGTTCCAGCGTCGCTTCGGCCGTCTCGGCGTGCCGACGATGCCCTTCGACTTCGACCCGAATCTGCGAGCGGTCACTGAAACCGCGCTCCCTCAGGGGGGAGCCGAGTCCGTTGATATGATGGATCGGTTGAAGGCTCGTCAGGCCGAGGCTCGCGCTCGTGCTCTCGAGCAAGTCAATAAGGGACTCAAGCCGGACGATTACTTCGATAAGGAAGAGGAAGTTAAGACTAAGCTGTACGGCAATCGCGCGAAGCAGATCGAGTCTGAATCGGGCCCATTGTATCGAGCGGCGTTCGATGCCAACCCAGCGGTCGCATCGGCGCAGCTCGGAAAGCTGATGGATACTCCCAGCGGTCAGAAGGCCGTCAAGAACGCAATGAAGACGATGAAGGATAAGGGGATTCCCATCGGTAAAGTCAACCAGGTGACCGGGGCCGTCATGAAGCCCTCCCTGGAATTCCTCAACCAGGTTAAGATCGAGATGGACAATCTCGTCGGAGCCGCGAGAACGGCCGGTAAGGACGCGAAGGCTCGAGACGTCGGTAATCTGCGAACTTCGTTCCGCAACGAACTCGACACGGCCACGACCGATCCGGCCACCGGCACATCGCCTTATAAGGAGGCCCGGGGAGTCTACGACGAGCGCAAGGCCCAGCTCGATGCGCTCCAAAGCGGTCGTGAGAATTTCGGTCGCATGCAACCCCAAGAGGTCTCGCGGGCCGTGGCCGGGATGAACTTCGAGCAGAAAGACGCGTTCCGGACGGGCGTGGCTCAAAGCATTCGCCAGATGCTCGAGACTCCCTCAACCGATATCAACGCAGCCAAGCGACTGATTGGTTCGCCGGCGATGTCCGCGAAACTCGAAGCACTGTTCGATAGTCCCCATGAGTTCGAGGTCTTCAAGACCGCGCTCAATAAGGAGGTCGAGACGTTCGAGAACTCCCAGAAGCTCCTGAATCGCGAGACGACAGTACGCCAGCGGGGAGCCGAGCCCCCGAAGAGCCGTATCGAACGGGGAGCTGAGAAAGCCCCCGCACTCGGCGTCTTCTCTCCCACCCATTGGGCTCTCAAGATCCTGCGCAGCAAGCCGGAGATGAAACCCGAGGAGGCGTCCGAGATCATCAAGCTGATGAAATCCTCCACCCCTGAGGAAATCACCGCGTTCGATAAGGCTCTCGGAAACAAGTTCGGTCGCGCGGCAGCTCGCAAAACCCGAGGCAGTCGAATGGGGATGGCGGGAGCGGCTTTAGGAGCGCTCACCGGAGCTTTGACGGGCGGCAAGGAAGAAGAGGAGCCCGCCCCTCAGGACGACGCGATCCTCAGTGGTCTTACGCCCGAGGAACGGGAGATGGCCTTGCGTCCCGCGAAAGCGAAGGGCGGCAAGATCGAAGCGGTCAAAGAGCTAGTCGAGGATCTAAAATCGCGCATGGCGAATATGGATCTCCAGCAAGTGTCCGATCAGATCAGTAACATTGCGGTTAAAACGGGTCAGCTTCCTCACGATATCTGGAAGATGATCTCGGATAAGCCGTTTCCAGGCGCGCAAGGCCCCGATCTGTCTCGAACGGCTTCTGCGGCACCGATCACTCAAGTGCCGGCACAGCCCGAGCGGTTGGCGCCGTTCGCCCGGTCGATGGATTTCGAAAAGGCTCGCCTTGATGCGATCCGGCAGTCTATTGTCAATTCTCAAGGGATGAACCCCGCTCAAGCAAAATCGCTACAGCCAGTCACTTCCGCAGCTGACATGGCTTATCAGCGAATGATGAGCGACCCGACTTATGAGAACATGCAGCACCTCTCCGAGCTAGTCCGAAATCTCCAGCTGCAATCGAAGCGCCGAGGGGGCCGGATCTCCCGGCAATTCGGGGGCATGACAAATCATGGCTAAGGGAAGCAAAGTATCGACTCTTGACGCGGCCCTTCAGTACGTCAAGAACAAGCTGCCGCAAACGGGCTTCTTCTCTACCCTGGACGAGCTGATCGGACAAGCTCCGTTCGAGAAGGCCCCGTTCGAGCAATGGCAGAATTATCTCAAGCCCGGCCGCACGTTCGAACGCGAAGGCGTCCGCTTCCCCCTGAAACAGGAGGAACTAGATTATACGTTTGGTCATCCCCATGCCCAAGACCCCCACGGGGACATCTATCGTTCCCCTGACACGGTGATGACGAAGGACGAACTGCGGGATTGGATTCGGGAACTGCGTCCGGATTTCTCATTGAAAGTGGGGGCTACCAGTCCAACTGGAGCTGCTCGACTCAAAGACCGCTTCCCGGAGGAGTGGGAACTTGGCTATCAGAATAATCCAGATGCCCCCCTGGAAGAGGTGCGAGCAGTTCTCCCTCGGGTGGATACTGCGAGATATGGAAGCTATGCTCACGAGACCGAGTCCCCGCACTCTTATGAAGAGAGCGCAACCCGCTCGACTGATTTTGGCCCCACAAATCACGCCGACCATTTCGGACCGGATGTAATCTCACACTCGCGTACGACGATTCAACCGACCCTGGTCAGTCCGAATACTGCCGATATGGAGGTCAACGAAAGCAGCGGCGATGTTCGACAGCGCATGATGCGCTTGATCGAGGAGATTCAATCGGATCGCCATCAAGCTGCGGCCGAAAGGGTTCCGATAGAGATAGAGCAGTTGCGGGCCGTAGCTACTCCTGAAGAACTAGAAAACCTCGATGAGATCAGGGGACGTCCAGGGCCTCTGGGGGCCGACTGGGATGAGATCTCGGAGAAGCTCAAGGGACGAATTCCTCCCCAACGTCGAGGTTATCGGACCCCCGGACTCGAGGAAGATTTAAGACGGAGAATCAACGAGCTAGTTGAACAATCCCCAAACTCTCAGTCCCTGGACAGTCCCGGATACAAAGAATTCCTGCGTAAATGGACTCCCCTGAATGAGGGGATCTTACGGGAGATGAATGCCGTTAATGACGCACCCTTCAAGAATCCGGCCGATTATGGACTTCTCGAATTGAAGATGCAAATGTTGAATGCCGCTAAGCAAGGACAGGACTACCTCGGGCTAGTTCGTGGTAAGGATGTCTCTGATCGTTTCTCGCAAGATGCGGGGGAAGCCGCGGGAACCTCACACATCTACGACAAGGTTTATCCGTCGGTCATGCGCAAGCTCGCGTCACAGTACGGCGCCGAAGTTCGCGACGTTCCGACTACCCTCAAATCGAGCATTGATGTCGCTACTCCTAGCATGCGAGATCTGAATCAGGAAACTATCTCAGATGCTGTCAGGATGTCTCGAGATATGGCTGACGATAGTTCAGACCCGGATGAGTATATCAACGCGCTAGATCATCTGCACGGAATCAAGGAGGAGCTGAAAGACCAAGACCCCCACTTCGCAAAGAAGGTGGATGAGCACCTCGGGACTCTCTATAAACTGTATGATGCCGCGGTGACGGATCCTGAGATTGCGACGTCTCTAGGCCCCAAAATGGACGATGCTTGGGAGCTTCTCTCATTCAACTTGAATCAGCTGCACTTGAAATATGCTAAACAGAAGCGATTGGCCGCTGGAAGTTCCAAAGAGAACAAGGCATTCCCGTCAATGGTATTGTCCCCCGAGGTTCGCGACCGAATCCTCAAAGCAGGAGTTCCGATTTGGGGTATGTCGGGGTTGACGGCAGGCGCGCTCGCGGGGCTCGGAGCGAATCAGGAAGAGGAGGGATTTGCCGACGGTGGAAAAGTCAAAGCGGTGATCGATGCCATCAAACGTTTCGCGCCGATGAAAGCTGAACGCGAAGAATTTCGAGCTGTCTCAGGGGGTCCGAACGCTACGCTGAAATCGTTGAGGGCGGCGCTCGAGGCTGGGCAAGCGAAACGAGACCAGCTGAAAGAGGGGATGGAAGAGACTCGACCGGACTGGATGGGACCCGTGGATAAGGCCGAGGGGGGCGAAGTGGGCGGAATCGATAGACTCAAGCAATTAGCTGAGAACGTCGGAACGGAAGACACCGTTGACCGACGCAAACGCATTCTCTCAGGGATGGCATCGCAGCTCTACGGCGTCAATCCGGACACGAACGAAGTCGAGCTGTTCGGGGGCATGTCGCTCTTGCCGAAGATTCGGTCGATTGACGAGGTTCGGGATCGCTACAAGCACTACGCCGAGACGGGCGAGGTCCCGCAGGACGGGGGCCCCGGGCTCTTCGATGAGGTGCAGTCGATGTTCCTCGGTTCGGATCGCGCGAGCGAGGCGGATGCTCGACTCGCAGCCCTGAAGTCGCAGATCAAGGAGAAGATGGGAATTGCAGAGCCTCAGGGGTTCCAAGAGAACTTCGACGAGGCGCTCGGTACGATGCTGGGTCAGCTCCCGGTCCCCGTCAGCCGGGGCAAGGCGGCCATCGAAGCGGCCACGAAACTCGAAAAGCTGAAGCAGATGCTGAAGGTAGCCCCCAGCGCCGTGGCCGAGTGGCTCACTCCGACCGTCGAGGCGAGCCCGGCGAACTATCTGATGGGAGCAACCGTCGGGGGCGGGCTCGGAACGCTGGCTGACACACCCCCTGAGATCGAACGGCCGATCAAGAAAGCCGAGGGAGGATCGGTCGAAGCCATCAAGCCCCTGCATGCTACCCTCGAAATGTGGAAGTCTCGGCTCTCCGAGCTGAGTTCTTCGCTTCCCTCCACACCGTCGTTCGGTGGTAATCTCGGTTTACAATCTCTGGATGAATAGTCATGCCAAGTAAGTCAGACAAGCAGCACCGCTTGATGGAAGCCGTCAAACACAATCCGAAGTTCGCGAAGAAGGTCGGCATTCCGCAATCGGTCGGAGAGGATTTCGTAGCGGCCGATAAGCGGACGGGCCGCTATGCTCGGGGCGGTAGCGTGCTAAAGGCGCTTTCAAGCCCCCGGAAGCCCGTTATGCGTCCGATCCCGGACGTACGGAGCCCCGCCGAGGAGCTACGCTCCGCAGACCGTGCTATTGCGGGGGCTCGCGACCGCTTTAAGAGGATGAGAGGGAGTTAACGTGGGAATAAAAGAGACCCTGACGAGTGGGATGTCACGTGAGGTGATTATCGTGATGGTACTTCTGGCAATGACCGGACTATGGGCTTGGGCTTTCGGCAAGGTACCGATAGACGGAGAGCACGGATTCGTCATGCGTGTGACTCTCTCTGACGACGTGAAAACTATAGTCGGCAAGGACGTTGAGGGCCTCAAGAAGCAATCTCAGGAGACGTCTCAGAAGGTGGACAATATCAAGATTGCCCTCGACCGGATCCTGGCTGATTACTACAGCAAACGGATCAAGGACGCAACTCGTCAGCGCTGCAAGCTCCCTCTAGGAGAAATCGCGGAACGCGACCGGCTCTGGGACCAAATCAACGGCGACGTGAACCTGTACCGCCAGTATTCGGGTGACACGAGCTACCAGCGACCGACTTGCCAGGACGTTTGATTCGGCGCCCGACCCAGTTGTAAGGGTCACAGCGGCGCAGGCGTTCTAGTTCACTCCAGCCTGCCGCCGCTGCTTCCTTGCGATGCTGCGTCAGCGGAGCGCGTACGACCTCGGGAAGAAGTACCATTACGTTGGATAGGGATATTGAATGGTGAAGGAAATCATCAGAATTCCGATAAGAATCAGGATCACCCCGAGGAGCCATGCGACCCAATCTGCGAATGATCCTTTGTCCGTAGGCCCCTGAGCGGCTCCCGCAATCCCGAAGACAATGAGGATGATGCCGACGATGATCATTAGTGCTTCCTGCTCTGAACCAGCTGGATGAGCGGGGGGAGGGCCGCATCCTCTCCTACCCCTGACATATACTCGTCGATTGACGCGGTATCGGTCTCCTCCGTCCACTCAAGTAGTCTCGAGGCGAGATCGGGTCGACTACGTATGAACTCGAGCACCTGATGAGATTCCACGAACCGGGGCAGGTCTCGTGTACGAACGGGGACTCTGATCCCGGCGATTCTTTCGTACGGGACAAAGACTGAGCTGGGGCGAGCGCGTTTCACTCTCGGAATGCTCCATCACGCCACGACCATTTGTTCGGCTCGTTCTCCCGGCGGAGTCGAGCCATCTCGTTGCGATCCTTTTCGGTGATCACGCGGTCGTGCGCGCAACACCCCGGACCGTACATCATGTTCCCGCGAGCGCGCTTGGCCGCGTATCCTCGATCACGCTGTTTTCGCTTTGGCATCTGGCACCTTCTCTGCAACCTTACGTAGGTAGTAGTGAATTCCAACCCCAATTCCATGGGATGCTTGTATGATTCCTTCGGCGTGGAGAGCCTCGAGCACATCTGCTGCGGCCCGAAGTGTCTCACGTCGTCTCAAAACTCCCTTTTCCTCGGGTGTCATTCAATTCTCCTTTCCGAGGATGTGGGTATCTGAAGACAGGTACGGCTCGAGATCTTTCATCGCTTTCTGAAGCGTCGGACTCCAATGGATGATCATGGTTGTAAAGTGAGGCTTCGGATCAGAGGCCTTCGCGTGAGGGTTTCCCTTCATCATCTCCTCGATGTTGACAACGAGCGGACGACCTTCTTTGAGCAGCTTGATATTCTCGTCAGTGATGACGAGGCCAAGAGTAGTTCCGGCAGCGAAGCGGATCATCGCTCATCCTCCCAAATATCGTCCGACCACGACGTCTGAGCGGCTTTAGGCGTTTTGCTTCCGACCCGACTCCCTCGAATGCACTCGAGGACTGCTGATCCAGAAGTTCCGTCGGGGTATGTAACCTCGACGTCACCTAGCTCGCGGTCGATCCCTCGGACTTCGGCGAGTTGAAACTCATGAGAGTCCGGACCAGTTTCAACGGCAACGGTTGTGCCGATCTTCGGAAATTTCCATTTCATTTGAGAGCCGCTCGCACTTTGGCAATATCATCGTACGGCGCGCGAAGCCCTGCCGCCCGGAGCAGCTTGCGGAGCTTAGTCGGTTCGAGCTGCAGCTCGGCCGCAATCGTCCGGATAACGTCGGCACCGGCCGTCCGGGCGGGCCCCGTAACCGCTTTAGGAGGAGCTACGGGCGGCGATTTCGGCTTATCCGGCTTCGGGGAGCGGGCCGGGTGCATTATCGCATCTGCGAGCTTAGCGAACCCGTCCGGGGTTGCTTTCGATTGCGGACGGACGGTCTTTGATTCGACGGATGCTTCCCCCGGCAGAATATCAGGGGGCAACGGTTCGTTATCCTCGACCCCGCCTTCAAGCGCACGCTTGAGGAAGTATTGCGCACGCAAGGTGATCCCCTTGCGCTTACCGATATCTTCGAACCGCTTGACGAACAGATCGATGGGGTATTCCCGTCGACCGAGCCCGACCGGACCCATGACGATAGGAGCATCGTCGTGATCTTTGACCGGGATATGCGAAATCGCGCGGATGCACGTTTCGTCGTTGATTACGGCGTGGGCTTGGTTCCGACCCCGGAAGCACAACACCGGTTTGATTGCTCTTCTCTCAATTCTCAAAAAACGGATCGACGTTTCCATGCTGAAGACCCTTCGTTCGTTTTGTTGGACCCGCAGCTATTATAGCTCAGCTAGCGCTCGTGAAAGCGATTTTTTCTCTAGAGGAAAAGCTGAAACTCTTTCACCCGATCCTTGGTGAGCTTCCGCTTCTCGAGGATGACAGTGCTGTTCCTCATGAACTCCGCTCGTCCCCAGCCATTGAAGACCGGAGCGAACTTACCTCGGATCATACAGATGTGCTTCCCAATATCTGCGACAATCCAGACCGATCCCCCCAGCGCCAATTCCTCGCGAATCCAAATCATCTGGTCTCGGTTGAGACCTTCTTCTCCGAAGGGGGGGTTCTTCTTCCGAAGGAATTTCAGCTCGAGGGCTCCAGTGTGAGAGATGCCGGTCTCGTGTCTCACCGTATAGTGGACATCAGGAAACCCGGCGGAGATTCCATTCTCCACTCGGGTTGCATGGATATCGCGCGGGAGCAGTTTGTCCCGCACGTATCTCCAGAGGGCCCCAGAGCCCTCGCTCATTCGATGCCCAGCGCCTTGCGAGCATCCTTCAGGGACTTGCTGCCGGGTTCCCACGCCCAGCGGCCTTCGCGCGAGAGTTCGGCGTCGCGAAGCTTGCGACGAGCCGCAGCCGTCGTAATGCCCGCCTCGCCGCAAAGCTCGGCCAGGGTGACCTTGCCGTCGCTGTCGCTCTTCGCAGCGGACTTGCCGTTCGCCTTCTTCGCAACCTTCTTCACGCTCTTCTTTGCTTTCGCCACTTTCTTCACCTTTTTGGGTTTTTCGGACGCTTCTTCCGGTTCCTTCCCGAGGTCGGTTTCAACGTCGTTGAGGGTTCGTTCGAGTTTTTCCACTTGTCGGTCTCCGTCTGTATCTGTCGAGCACCAAGCTGACAAAATCTCTCTTTCTTCGGGCTGACGCGTAAATCAACTCGTCAATCGTATCACAGGCGAGGAGATAATGAAATGATGCGAATGGCTTATGCAGGTTGAGCACCCGAAACCGCATCTGCTCATGGTTGATGTGGCTGTAGTCCCACGAGTATAGGAGGATGTGATCGGCAGCCGACATATCGACCGCGACACCGGACTGGACTTGTATGACCACCCCGTCCTCGACAAACTTATGGTTATACGGCCTCCCCCCTGAAACGACTTGAACTGTAATTCCGCGCGATTTCAATCTAGCACAGATGCGTTCGATTTCGTATAGAAATCGACACACGATCACAAACTTTTTTCTCTCGGATTTAAGCTTCCGTACGATTTTCAATAGCTTGCGGAGTTTCTCGTTGCCGACGATCTCGGGACCTTCCTCCGTATTAACGAACCCCCCGCATAGTTGCTGGAGCTTCATCGAAAGCGCAATCACAACCTTAGCTTTTACCCGCTTCTTGTTAACCTCGACCTCGAGCTTTTCCTCCAGCTCGTCGTAGAGTTCTCGAGTCGATTGGTCGAGTTCGAATTTCTCCTGAGAAAATCGCAGCATCAGCGGGCGATCCTTACCGCGAGCCTCCCGCAGGGTGATTCGATACGAGTGTCGTCGGACGATCTCGAAAAACTCTTCCTCACGCTGGGTTCCGACAACCTTGAGATTGCGCCAGCCCCCCATGATCAAATATCGATCCTTGAATCCTTTCTCGATAATCGCTCCGGTCTGATCATCGAGCAGGGAATCGAATCTTCCAAAAACCGATGGATCCGCGAAATCGAACTGCGGCCATAGTTCGGCCGTAACCTTATCCATCGGAGTCCCGGTAAGTCCGAGACGCCATCGGGCCATCTTAGCGATATGCCGCATGGCTCGGGATACCTGAGTACCGCGCTTGCGCATTCCTTTGTGCAGCTCGTCTCCGATGATGAAGCAGTCCGAACCGATCTCGCGCATCCTCTTGTAGTAATTTCGTCGCTTCTTACGCGAGGCAAGCTCCTCGTGATTCATGATGACGAGCTTGCATTTCCAGTCGACCTTGAGATGCTCAGCTATCTGTTTAGTCCATACGGGGATGGCATTGATCGGGCAGATGATCCACAGATGCTTCGGCTTCCTCTTATCCACAATCGAAAGCGCGGTTAGAGTCTTGCCAGTGCGCTGCTCCATGAATAACAGGAAGCCGTCAAAAGGAAGCGCTCTTTCGAGCGCCTCCTCTTGGTACCAGTTGAGCTTGGTTCGAATCACTGAAGTTCGAGAGCATCGAGCGGAACTTCCCACTCGGTGCCTTTCTTATCCTCGACCTTCGCAACGTCGTCTTCGATATCGGTCACTGTGCCTTTGACGAGCTTGTCGTCATCGTCGGTGAACTGGACCTTCGAACCCTCCTTGATCTTTGGGGTCTTGCCGACCTTCGGATCCTTCTTGCCGGTCGGCTTCTTCGGCTTCTCCTCTTCCTCCTCGTCGTCATCGTCATCATCGCCATCCGTGTCGTCGTCATCGTCCGTGTCGTCGTCATCGTCGTCTTTCGAGGGCTTGGCCGGCTTCTTGCCAGGCTTCTTCGCGGGCTCGTCTTCTTCTTCCTCTTCGACCTCGGTCTCCTCGCCGCCGAAGCCGGTGATCCGGGCCTGGTCCTTGCCCTGGTACTTCTCGTTGGTGATCTCGCAGACGATCTCGTGGTCTTCCCCAACGAAGTCGTCCGGATCGACCTCGATCACGCCATCCGGAACGTCCATGTCCATCGTCTCCATGAGAGTCTTCAGACGCCAAAGCGCCTGCGGAGTCAGGGAGACGTTATCCCAAACGACCGCGCCGGAGTCCGGACCGGAAGTCACCTTCCAGCGGAACTTGAACATGTCGTTGCCGGTGCTCGACTCGACCAGCTCGCACGAGGTAGGATACATCTTCCAGCGACCGTCGCGACACGGACGACCGCCTCCGGATTCGACTCCCGACATATCGACCGAAACGCCGCTACCCCGCTTCTTCGGATTCTTCTTCACAACCATGGTTTACTTCCTCTTGATCTTCGAAATGGCCTCCCCTCGAGAAAGCTTCATGATCTTCTCGAAGGTAGGGTTAACGAGTACATCCGGCACGTCGACTGAGCCGGGCGGAACTCGAATCTTAGAGCGGTATGACCCGTGAGGGCCGAGCCGCATGCAATACGAAACTTCACGTTCCTTCGTCTTCTTATCCGTCCTCTCCCTGATGAACGTGTTGCCGATCACGGAAACGGCTCCGTTCATGAAATCCTCGACCGAGGGGGACAACCGAGCCCCGACGTGGGGAGCGATCTGGTTGTTTTCCCCTTCCTCGGTATCGAACGCTCGCTGGTGAGCGAGGAAAAGAATATGTTTCTCCCCGTTGAAAAGATTGCGGTAGTTGAGCAGCCACGTCTGCATCATCCCAGATAGCCGACCCCAATCGCGCTGCGTGAACGTGTCCTTCTCCTCGTAATTGTTATCCTCCCTGATCTTCTGCATGGCGATGCCCTGGAGGGAGGTGATCTGATCGAGGATGATCGTCCGATACTCGTCGTCGTCCTTCAGCTCCCAATAGACCGCTTCGAACTCCTGCCACGTGTCGATCTCGAGGACCTTGATGTCCGGGACCTTGGCAATTGTTTCCGTTCCCTTCTCACGGAGATCGAGCAGGATGGCCGGTTTCGGGCAGGTCGAGGCGAACGCGGTCTTGCCCGTTCCGGATGCGCCATAGATCAGCATCGACGTATAGTTTTCGATCTCACCCACGGGCTTGGCTCGGTCGAGGAGCTTGCTACTCGACTTTTTCTTTACGATTTTCATCACGAACCTCGAAGTGCGTCTTGCGAACGAAGTCGGCGTCGAGGCCGCGCAGCTCCGCATGACAGAGTTTATAGAATTCGCAATCCCACGAGCAATTCTTCGTCAGGTTGCGTGCTTTGAGATTTAATCCGTACTCGTCGATCAGGATGGCCGTCTCGCGAGCGTCATCGACTACGGATTTTACCATCTCCGGGGAGGGTGTTGGCAATCTGATTCGCTGAAAAAAATCGGTCGTCCCGCGCCTTTTCAGATCAACCAGAAACCCCTGATAAGGCTTCGGATCCAGCCGGAGCCGGGAGATCTCCGCGAGGTAAGTATGATAATCCGTAGCGATACTCTTGGCCTGGGAGAGTCCTCCATTCTTAAGCTGATCGGGGATCGTCGGAGGCTTGCTGCGGATATAATCCCATAACACACCGTCGAGGTCGGCTTTGGGCTTGCGCTGATTCTCGGCCCAGTAGTATAGCACGAGCTGAATATCGGAGAATCGATCCTTTTCCTCTGGGATGGATTTGCACGTCTTGTGATCCATCAGCCAACGCCGGCCCTCGGGATCGATTGCGATCTTATCGATGATATAAATCAGCTCGATTTTCTTCTTGACGAGCACGACTCGGAACTCCTCCTCGCTGCGCTCGTATTTCAGCTTATCATCCTTGTAGGTCCGCTTGTACGCTTCGAAGATACGCTCGATCTCCGAAATGAAATCGTCGCCATACTCCTCACGCTGCTCCCTGAATAGCTGTTTGTATTGCTTGGCGTATTTGACTGTAACGTTGAAGGGATCCTTGTGATCCACCATCGCGTCGATCATCTCGTGGATGATCGTTCCTTTCAGCAGCGGGGCCGGCTTCGCTTTGACCGCGAGGCGCTGATTGTAGCGGTAATCGTGCTTCTTGAAGCACCGGCGGAACGTCTTGATCCTTGAATGTGATACACTGATCATAATGTTATTGCCTTTCCGGCACCCCAGGGGCCGATTTCGAGTTCCGCGACGAGCGGGATGGATAAATCGATTTTGAAGTCGTCGAAGAGAGCCGGTCTCTCCATGATACGCTTGACACGCCGGAGGGAAGGCAGCATTGAAGGCCCTTTGCGGACGATCATCAAGATAGCATCGTGGTGCTCACCAACAACCTTCAGGTCGGTATGCGGGACAGTCTCGTGGATTTCTACCATCGCCATAGCCTTGATGTCCCCAATAACCCCCTGGACCGGAGAGTTTATTGCCTGCCGCTCGCACTCGCTCCGTAGCATACGATCCGAGGAGGCGATCCCAGGCAGCCGACGTACCCGACCGCTCAAGCTCCTCACGAAACCATCCAAAGCTACAAGCTTTTTCTGCTTCTCGTGCCACGGGTGGAGCCCTCGATAGAGCGCGAAATACGCGCGCTTGAATTCGGCTGCTTCTTCGAACGTCGGCTCGAACCCGTACTTGGTCTTGCACGTTTGGATGAACTTGTTTTCGAACATCCCGTAGAGGAATCCGAAGTTGATAGCTTTGGCCCGCTTGCGCGCTTCCTTCCAGATCTTGTCGATTTCGATGCAGGCATCGTGTCCAGCCCTTCGAAGAACTTCAATCGCTTCCGCGAGTCGAATACCAGCTCGTCCAGCGAGACGTCCTGCAGTGACAAGAGCCGGTTCGAGGTATGTGTCGGATGCTCCCGACTCGATGGTGTGGAGGAGAGTGGACCAGTGGACATCAGGTCCGCCAGGAGAGAAGCAGCGACGTAGCTCGAGATCTCCAGACAACTCTGCAGCGATCCGAAGCTCTGCCTGAGAGAAATCCCCCTGGAGGAATTCCCATCCGGGCGGGGCAATCGCAAGATTGCGGATCTTGCCGTCTCGAGGGACTGAATGCAATCTCGAAGAGTATCGACCCGTAACTGTGCCGTGGATTTTGTACGAGATGTAGAGCTTGTCATCGACCATTAACTCCTCGAAGCCCTCGATGTAGGTCGAGTGGAACTTCGCGCATTCTCGATATTTCAGCAACGCGTCGACGACCGGATGTTTCCCTTTGAGGGCGAGCAAGCTCTCCTCCGAGGTCGAGGGGGCTCCTTTCGCGGTAAGCATCGCGGGCTTTAACCCCGCTTCCTTGAATAACACCTTAGCGACTTGCGGAGGCGAGTTCCAATTCGTTGTGCGGTGGATCCCCCGCCGGTCTTTGCGCAGATCGCGAACAGCGTTATTCAGGGATCGCTCGAGGTCGTCTCGCTCAGCGGCAATTTCGATTCCGGTTTGTTTGAACTTTGGGACATCGATTGTAAGGCCATGCTCTTCAATTCCCAGTAGCTCGGCTGTTCCTCCAAGTGCTCGAGAGGCACGCATCTGCAGCTTGTAGAAAAGCTTTCGAAGATCGGGTTCCTTCGCAAACATCTCGTGGAAAACATGTTTGAGTCTCAGGGTGTATACGGCGTCCCGTCCGGTATAGTCGAAGAAGCGCGGTAGATCTGTGGGCCACTGCTTCTCGCGGAGGGGAATATCATACTTGGGGGCTTCGAGGTAGTAGTGGCTGAGATACTCCAAGTCCTGGGGCGTATTCTCGTTAAGCACGTGGTGTGCCAACATGGTGTCGAACCGAAGGTCAAATCGCACTCCGAGTTTGGCCCAAAGAAAATGGTTGTCGAATTTTCCATTGTGTGCGATCCCCGATTTACCTTTGGCGAGGAGCATCAGCAGCTTCCCCATCCGCCGCTGAGCGTCCGGTCGAAGCAGATATGGACTCTTCTGCATCTGCATGGGAATGATCCATGCCTTATCGTCGAGTCCGATGTTGATAGAGGTAATAGTCGAGCTAGGTTTGAACCAATGCAGAGACGACGTCTCGAGGTCGAACGAGAACTCCTCTACCGCTAGGAACTCGTCGACGAAACGCCGAATTGTCTTCGCAGTAACAAGCTCCCATTCGACCTCGACACGCTTCTCGCGCCCCTCGAGCGCATCTTTGAGCCTCCGAAGAGCTTTACGGAAGTCCGGCAGCTTGCTTGGGTCCCGGCCGACGTACGCGGGGTGGAAAGCCGGGACACCCTTAAAGGCTAGGGGCTGCCAGCGCTTGGGGGCCTCGAGCACTTGCCCGTTGACCTGCGTGATTTTCGCATTCCCTAAGACTTCTTTCGTCGCAGGCTTGCCGAGGGTGAGTACAAACCGAGGCTTAATCGTCGCAAGCTCCTCCTCCAGATACGGCCGGCATGCCTTAATTTCTTCCGGAGTAGGATCCCGATTATCAGGAGGACGACACTTGACAATGTTCGTAATATAGACATCGTCGAGGTCCGCGTTCTTGAGTTCTCCTCGTAGCAGCTGACCACTACGGCCCATGAAAGGTCGTCCAGTTTTCGCTTCAGCCTGTCCCGGCGCTTCTCCGATTGCAACCACGCTCGCAGTAGTGGGCCCGTCACCCCATACGCAGACATTGACAGCTCCTTTCCACAACCCGCAGTTGCGGCAATCCTTATTACGGGGCATAGTTTCTCACTTGGACTCCGGCGTGATAAAGCATTCTCAGCGGATCCTTATCGCGATATTCCCGCAGATATAAGAACCGAATGATCCCCGCGTTGATGATCGCTTCCGCGCATGTCTTACAGGGAGAATCGGTGCAATACATATCTGCGCCTTCGGTTGCGATGCCATGACGAGCGGCGAAGTAGATCGCGTTTGCTTCGGCATGGACCGTAGCATAGCAAGGTTTGTCGGGGCCGCATGTATCCGGAGTGCAATGCTCGAATCCGGTCGGGCTTCCATTGTAGCCTGTCGCGATGATTCGACCATTCCGAGCGAGGACGGCCCCGACGTTCAGCCGGAGACACGTAGAGCGCTTCGCGGCCAGCTTTGCGGCGTCCATCAAGTACTCGTCTCGGGTGATTCTCATTTGCTGAACACCTTTTGCAATTTGGGAAACAGCTTCTCGTTCGAGTTCCCCTTCAATGCGAAGATATGCGCTCGGGCTGCGAGGATCGTCAATCGGCGCCACTCGAGATCGAGGCTGTTTCCGAGCCGCTCGATGAGCACGAGGTCATATCCGAATCCGCCGATAAGCTCGAGTGATCGGTACATGAGTGTGAGATCGGCTCGGGCCCCGTCGGAAAGGAGTGATATTGATCCCCCCACGAGGCAGAAGTCCCCTCGCTCCCCGTGGTATCCATGGCCCGATTTCGCAGCTCCGAACCGTATTGAGGAATCTTTCTCGCGGCTAATTCTCTGCCCCACTCGCGAGAGTTCCTCGGGGATGAAATAGTTGGTGCAGCGATTGGTCGCTCTCTTCTCCGAAATAGTCGAGATATCCAGCGCATATTTATCCTCCCATTGTTGAATCTGAATGACGACCGGTGAGTAGACGGCGGAACGATACTCAGGAACCATGATCTTCCATGCTTGAGCAACGTCCCGCGCCTCGAGCAGAAACGGCTTAGGCATTTGATACCGGCTGATGTCCATCCAGATAGGTCTTCATCCCCCGTAAATTTCGAAGAATGATCTGGCAGCGGCGGGCCTGCCTAATGCAGTCGCTCAGGGGGTTATGAGCCTCGAACCCCTCGAATTTCTCACCGGAGTAATCGATACCGAGCTGATCGGCGAGTCGGGAGAGGGTTGTCAGATCTCGTCCCATCCGCCAATCCCACGGCAACGACAATCCCTGATCTCGGTACCACGTCTTCAGGATAGAGAGATCGAACGTATTCGGACCGGCCCAGACCCAATGACCGCCGTCGGCCTCAGGAGCGAAGGAAGCCATCCATCTGAGGATTTCCCCGGAGACTTGGGTCTCTCGTGCCGTACCGGACCAAACCTGCCAGGCGAGATCGGGGGATTTCGTGATCTGTTCGTTCCACCAATCGAGAGTCGAAGTATCGCGGCGACCTGAAGCAAAGCGAGGGTCGATCAGCCAGATCTTCTGTTGGCGAATGTTATCGAGGTCGAACTCGACCGCACCGATGGCGATGATAGCCGCATCGTTCTCGGTCGAAAGGGTCTCGAGATCGATCATCACGTGTTTGTTATGCATGTTTTTCCTTCAGCTGTTGGTAATCGTTGACGAACATGTGGAGACTTCCGATATTCATCTTGAAGAGCCCTGGCTTTACGTCCCCCCACTTATGGTCCATTCCGCGCAACCTTTCGAGTACCCATAGCAGGAGTCTGACCGTGAAATAGCAATCGTCTCGGAAGTGGCGGACAAAATCGCACGAGCGGATGCTGTATTCAACGTGGAGATAATCATGTCGCAGGAGGAAATGATAACCGAGGGAGCACGGTAGGCGACCGCCGTGGACGGCACCCGTGTCTTCGGGGAACCATACTGGAAGATACGCTTGTCGTGTAAGAGGTTCTCGACGCAGGAGTTCCACGACATCACTGAGGTCTCCATAAGGATAGCGAATTCCGTGGTTCCCGTATGCAGCCGCCATGCAGTTGGCATCGCACGAGGATTCGGGGCCACAAGAACCTTCGTGGCTTGGCTCGGGGCGTCCGGCATGCTTCGGCCAGAATCGCTCCTGGTAAGTGTGGGTGAACTTTCCTCCCTCCGTTCGATGAGCGTCCGCAGCGTTCCCCCAAGGCCAGATCTTCCAAGCTTCCCCAGGATTGCTTGGTACTCCCGAAACCCGCTCGGCAAAGTGAACATCCGCGAAAGGTAAGTTTGGTCGAATATCATTCTGCCAATGCTCCAGCGCTTCGAGTCCCCGCAACGGGATCGAAAATGAGTAATGGAGAAGTTCTCGCATTCTCGCCTCGGGCTTGCGCGAGATATCCACCCCCTGCCATTTCTCCGTGTGCACCTCGTGGGCCTGCTCGAGGAAAAACTTCTCGAGCCGCTTGCACACCTCAGTGAACGAGACGACGATGCTCATGCGTATCTCGGAATCACGGTGAGATCGTCCCACATTCCATCGGAACCGACGAGGTCGCTGTACTTGTACACCATCTTGCCATTCATCTGCGCCCAGACGATTTCCCGGCGCGTCGACTCCCCGATGTACGGAACCTCATTGTGCGTCACCGGATCCTCGACCGTACCGACGACCACGATGGCATCGGAATTAAGGATCTTGGCGAGATGGACGAGATCGAGATTTTCCTTCGTGATCCGATCCATTTTGATCCCGGGGGTCGCGGCTGATTCGTCCTCCTTCGCCCAAGAAACCGTATAGACAACGTGGCCCGCTTGCGAAAGCCTCGTATTTGCTTCCTGGTATTCTTGTTTGAAGCGGGTCGAACCGCACAGAGTAATTCTCATGGTATCCTCTCGTTTTCTCTGAAGGCGTCGATCACGTCGCGGACTGCTCGCTCGTAGTCGCGCCGGACTTCTGGGTAATCGTCATCAACGATGGGCGTGAATTCGATTCGTCGGTATTGTTTGGCTAGCTCGGCGACCTTATCGAATTCATTCTTCTGCGTCTGCATCTTGTCTTTTGCCACGGGGGATATACTCGCCTTTTTGGTGGTGGATTTTGGCCCAATCGAGGGGTCCGAATCGCTTGTGCTCTTTGATAAGATATTCCCGGATGCGCTTGAATTGCTTCGGGGGAATATGGGACCATGCAAATCGATGCGCGACGTTCTCGGGGGAGTACGGGAAGAATTGATCCTTCTCCATCGAACTCCGGAGAAAAAATCGCGTGGCATGCTTGAAAAACTCGAGATCTGATTCGAAGACATCAGCTAGAAGATCGAGCGGATCATCAGCGAAGGTAACGAGATAGGGCAAATATACGCCACTCAAGTAGCAGTTAGCGAATCGAAAAGTCACCGTCTGTGGATCAACTCCAAGCTGCTCGAATACCCATGGCAAGAAAACGAGATCTCCGCCGAACTTTAGTGTGAGTTCGGTCGAACGGTACTGCACTTCAACTCGTTCCTCTTTCTTCGTGCGCGTAACGACCACGGAGAGGATGCAATGACCCATCGAGCGATTGCCCTTCGACGCTCCACGCATGGAGCACGCCACGGAAGTGAAGCTCTGATCTTTACGACGGTCGAGGACGGCACGAACCCGGGCAAGCTCTTCTTCGTTGACATAATTTCGCACCAGCTGCTTGAATTTGTTCTTACCGTACCCGAGATCAGAGAACGTGACAGGCGTCTCCGTAATCGAGTTCGACATCTCCCAAGTCATTCCGTTGATGATCTTCCTTACCCCCTGATATGCGATGGGTTTTGCGTCGAGAGCTTTCCGTGCAATCTGGATGAGAGGGTGGCTCATACGAGTCTGAAGCAATCGTCGCACTGGCACCCTTGGGGATGGGATTTCGAGGGTTTGCGGAACCCGTGCACCACTTGGAATTCCCTGATCACACCATCGATATCCGGGGGTCGCCAGCCCTCGGGCTTTACGACCTCGAGCCCGGTCGTATTGCGAGGTTTGATCGGATCGCCCTCCTTCCATGGACGCTTCGTCATGTTTGCCCGGTGAACCTCTTCCCAAATAGCGTTGAAGGGGATTCCCATGTAGTGAGCAGTCCCGAGCACGATGTAGATGATATCTACGAGCGCATCGGAGACTCCCGCGAGATCTCCCCGACCTTGTGCGATCAGGAACTCCTTGATCTCCTCGAACAGGAAGCTCATGCGGTAATCGAGATCTTTGTCCTCGAGGAGCGCGGGGGGTCGGACGGCCCGATGATCCCGACAGCACCACTCGGCCGACAGAGGAAGCTTCATGCGCTCGTGGAACGCGCCGACGTCATCGAAGTAGCTCACGTGTTGATCCCCCCAAAGAAGATATCCGCCAATGGACGAGTCTCAGTTGTGTAATCGTAGAGGTATACCGGAACTCCAGATGCGCGTATTTTCACCATCGTCTGATCATAGGAATCGAGGAGATCGAGAATTTTTTCCTTAACCCCCGCGAGCTGAGGTTTATTATCGACATTCGCTATGATCGTATCGTCCGACGGACGACAGTAGATTACGCGCTCGACGGCTCGGAATAGCTCATCGAGTCGATCCTCCTCCTTCTTGAACTGCTGAGATTCCTCGAAGAGATGTCCTCCACGAAGCAACGACCCGTAGATCGGCTCGCTTATCAAGGGGTGTCGGTCGGCGATGACGTCGAGACCGGCATGGTACGAGGTGAAGTTGGCAGCGCGCATGAACTGCGTTGCGTGGTGGAGAGCTAGAGGGCGGCACGAATGCCGGATGATTACGAAGTAGCGCTTGGGGATTTGGATCCGAGCATTCTCGAGGAGCGTAGATTTTCCACTAGCGTCTACGCCTTCGACTACGATAAGCGACATTGGACAACCCTCCGGGCGACTGTTTATTTTTGACGACGAGTTGCGCATGCTAAGCCCGTGTTTGCCACTTGTAAATTTTTCTAATCACCGTCAGAAAAATGGCGCTCCGAAGAGCGCCGAAGAATTTTGGAGTCCAACGTGATCAAGCGTAACGGAAAGTCGCATCCGAGTAAATTGTTTGATAGTGCGCGTGCCGCGCAATCGTGGTTAGATCTGGGGATCCTGACAATACCGCTGCATCCGCGTTCGAAAAAGCCGAAAGGCGAAGGTCGGGGGAACGGTGCGAAAGGTTGGCAGAAGATGCGATTGACGTCGGAGACTCTCAGCGAGTTCTTCGAGCGGGGAGATAATATCGGAGGTTTGTGGGGCGAGCCGAGTGGATGGATCATCGATGTCGATCTAGACTGCGAGGAAGCGATTGCCGCCGCTGACACTCTCCTACCGCCGACGTTTATGTACGGCAGACGCAATCGACCTGCCTCTCACTACCTGTATCGATGCGAGGGATTAGCGACATTCAAGCGGGCTGCATCTAACGAGATGCTGCTCGAAGTTCGTTCGACGGGCAGTCAGTCAGTGCTTCCTCCGTCTATCCACCCTGAAGGAGATCGGTATGAAATCAACCATGATGTGGATTTTAAAACTATTAGCCGTCGCGAGCTGGAGCGGCGCTGTAACATGGTGGCTGCTGCCGCCGTCCTCGCCAAGAATTATCCCGAGTCTGGTAGCCGCCACGATTTCGTGCATACTGTTTCCGGGTCTCTTCTTTGGGAGGGGTGGACCCCAGAAATCGTCCGGGAATTCATGACCGCGATGCTCGATGCGGCTGACAGGAAGGAAGACGACCGCCAACAACGCGAGCGCACCATCGAGAACACCATTGAGCACTTCGCCCGAGGTGACAGGATAAGCGGCTGGCGAACTCTCAGTCAATGGCTGCCTGCAAAGGATATGGAGAACGCCCGACTGTGGTTGCGGATCGGCAAGCAGCAAGATGAAGCCCCCGAGGCAGTCGAGCCTGAGAAGATCGTCTCTGATTTGGATCCGAGCTTCTTGAAAGTCCCCGGTTTGGTGGGAGATATCGCTAAGTGGTGTGCGACACGATCGTTTACGGTCCAGCCGCTATTCGACCTCGCGGTAGGGCTATGCTCGGTAGCTCTCGCAGCGGGAAACAAGTACGTCGTCGACGGCTGGGAAACCCCACTGCAACCTTACTTCATGCTCCTCGCGCCGACCGCCTCGGGTAAGGAAAGCGCGCTCGACGGGGTTCACGAAGTGGCACGTAAGATCGGATTGGGCAACAATACTTTTCAAGGGTTTCAATCCTACCACGCGCTGTTAGATAAGCTCGGCGAGGCTCCTCACGCCGCCTGCTGGCTATGGGACGAGGCCGCACGCAAGTTGCGCTCGACCGGTAAGGCACAAGGGGGACAAGACTACCAGATCGTTACGTATCTCCTCTCCCTGTACGGTAAGGCGGCATCGAGCGTGGCTGGCATGCCCGGGCGCAAGCAAAGCATCGAGGGAGTAGAGCATCCGTTCCTCACCATCTTCGCAGCCGCTCAACCTAACCAGATGATCGAAGCGATCACTGACTCCGATCTCTCGATGGGACTCATCAACCGCTTCGTTCTGTTCGACGCCGGAGACGAGCTACCAGACGCGAACCTAACCCGCCAGAACGTTTTCCCGGCACGGCTCGAAGAGGGGCTCAAAACCTTCCGCTCCATCGATCCGCCGAAAGGGGAATTTCCTTTCATACACATCAAGATGAATTCGACGGAGACGTACGCGATCTTTCGAGACTTCCACGAGCGTTGTCGGGAGCAATCAATCAAAGGCGGAGGATGGGAGATGTGGGGCCGGGCGAATCAGAACGCGTTGCTTCTCGCCGGGATCGTTTCGGTGGGTATCAACCCGAAGAATCCGGTGATTACGGAGTCGCTCGCTCAGTGGGCTACCCGCTTCATGGATTGGGCTTCGCATCGCTGGACGCAACGAGTCGAGGAATGCTCGTCGCGGTCGGTTATCGAAACCGGGAGCAAGCTCGTAGAGCGCATTATACGCAATGCGGCGTCCTATACGGGGCGAACGGCGGGACGAGCGGCGGAAGCCGCAGCCGTCGGACGGGGGCTTATGCCGCGATCCCTCCTTACGCGGCTATGCCGGCATATGCGCGGGCGTGATCTCGAGGACGCAATCGATTCCCTGATCTCGAGCGATTTGGTGGCGACCGGAGAGGCCGAGGGGATCGATTGCGTGTGGATTAAAACCCCTTCGCTCCAAGCGAACGCAGCAGACTCGTAGCGCGTCCTTCAACCGTCATGGCGAGGAGGTTACGAACCGCGTGACCTCCGTCGCTGTCGTCGAGACAAGCGGCATCGAGTTCGTTGTTCAGATGGTAAAGCTCGGGGTAGTCGATCGCATCATCAAGCATGATGATCGAATGCGCCAGATGCCACAAGCACTTTTTCTTCTTCTTCGAATCGAGGTGCCGCGCATAGGGCTCGGGCAATACGAGAGCGACGAGCGCCCCGAAGGCATTCCACGTCATTGCATTGTAGAATCCCCCCCACGTTAGGTCGTCCGCGCTCTCCCCTTGATGTAGCAGAGATTCGCTATGAGACTTCGTATGTATGAGGAGTTTAAGAAGCTCCGAGGTCTCGACCGACTTACCCTGCAGGAGCGTGCGGAGGATCGGACTCAACTCACGCATGCACTTGCGTCCCCTGAAATCATCGATCTTCTCAAATCGGTCATCCAGCATTTTCGCCAGTTGCCGTATCGTCTCGCTCATATTCCAGCTTCCTTCTTAGCTTGGTTTAGTTCGGACATCTTTTCGTGTGATCCTCCCGGGCGATCGGGGTGATACTTCATCGCCAGGGATTGATATGCTTTCTTGCGTTGGGGTTTCGTAGAATTCGGCCGCACTCCGAGAATCTCATACCATTCACGCTTTTTATCTGTCTTCGGGGGCTTCTCTTCCCCTCGAAAGGATTCGTCGAAACCTCGCCATTTTTGGCGGAGAATTTCTTCCTCCCAGACCTTTTGCTGCTTCCGCCAGAACTCTTCGGAATCAAAATTGGTTTCGTTGAACCAGCGAGCTTCTTCTCGCCTGACTCCATCCCTCCAGTCGAATTCGAATCCGCCTCGCGCCTCATTGCCTCGGTACGGCTCCTCGTAGTGACGCCCCCGACTCTCTCGACGAGACGGCTGCTCGACATCGTAGCCTTCGCGCTTGCGCAGGAGATCGAGAAACCACAACACTGACTCGATCAGCTCGGGATCGAGCGGGACGACGCGCCCTTTGTAAAAATCACTCAACACACGACGCAACGCGAGCCGAACGGTATCTAATTTCATATGCGGGAGATCAGGTATCCGAGGAAGCCGAAGCTAGCGACGAATGCTATCACATAGAGCACAGCCTTCCCCAGCCAATCGATCACCCTGAAAAGGTTAAGCATCGCCTGCGGCGCGACGGCTACCGCAATGATGAACAGAAAGAATACCATGAGGGCTTGCATCATTCCTCCGGCTCGGGATCGTACCGATCCTCTCTGGGAGGGGTACGTCCAGGGTTGTTATCGTACGGAACATCACTGAGCGGATCCTTGCCGAGTCTCGGGCGTTCCCGCTCCTGTGGAGGACAGCGTTTACCTTTAAACTTCGGGCGACGTTTTTTGGTACGCATCACTTCACCTGTCTGTCGAGAGAAACGGTTGCTCCATATTGCATGCCGGCCCAACGGGCTGCGGCGTCGAGGTTTTCAAATGCGGGTCGGGGCGCGTCCGTAACCCCGAGCGCGTCGACGTATGCGGCATTTGCCGCTGCTTCGCGGTCGTATACGGTCGCTAGGACGATAGCCGAGCCCGGGGGCTGCGGGGTAGCGGGGTCGCTTTCGGCGCCCCGTACGGGGGCTTCTGCGGCCGCTTTACGGAGCCGATCCGCCCGGAATGCGATTACGGCTGCCGCCCCGGTCGCGAACGAGCGGAAATAGGCATTCCCCGCCCCCGCATTCCGTTGCGCACGTCGGCCCTCGCGCGTAATCGACTCGACGAGAAATTCAGCGAGGATCGCCGCCGAGATGGCATTCGCGTGGCTTCCAACGAACACATGAAGAGTGTCTTTCGCCTTCGCCTTAGTGCTAAAGAGATAGCGGCAGAACATCAACTCCGCGACAGCCGTAGACACGAGCCTTGCCCACGGCCTCCCGTAGAATGTGGCTCGGTGCTCGACACGCGGCTCGGCCTCCCCTCGTTTCTCAGGGGTGGATCCGATCGTTGCTAAGTCCAGATTGTACTTTGCCAGGGTTGCATGCGCCATTCGCAACGCATTCTCCCTCTCACCCTCGCTCGCTCCAGTATCATTCGCCAGCGCGAGCATCTTGCGAATGCGCCCAATGACTTTGTCTGGAATTTCAGTCATCTCTGGATTTCCTTCTCAGTCGCTTGAACTGCCAGACCGCTGCCAACACCATCAGAGACATCGTCCAAGCCGCCCCGGCGAGAACTCCGATCCAGAACTCAGTCCCGATCCTCATCTGACTGGTTCCCCGTAACGATCGGACACGCGGCCGGGGCCGGAGCGAATCCCATCACTCTCTGTCATATCGACCAGATTGCGGATCGCCTCAGCCTCGCTGTCTCCGGAGCCAGTCTTGCAGCCTTCGTCCGGATCGCCCCAGCACGCGCACCAGTACCGCTCGGCGCCATCGTGCCACGTGGTAATCGATAGTGTGTACGTCATATCAGCCTCCCACCCTGAGTCGGATTTCGTGTAGCTCGCCGAGGATTCGCAACATCTCCGGTTCCGCCATGAAGTCAACGTAGCGCTTGGCCTTGCGCGTCACGCGTCCGATGATCGCGACGAACTCTTTGCGGGACAGACGGGCGCGCTTGTTGGTCTGGCCGTAGATGTAGTCGAGCGCGATGACCTCGTACGCACGACCAACCTCATCATTAGTCGGGCATGGAGGCAGCTTCGGTGTGGGCCGAGATTGGACAGTAATCCGATAGATCGGCTTTCCTCCCTTGCGCGACTCAGTGACTCTGATCGGTGGCTTGCGATCCAGCTTCGCCAGCGTCTTCGCCATCCGCTTCTCGTGCGCGCGGATCAGCGCTGCGTCTGACTTGCGTTTCATTGCGGGTCTCCCGGCTTCGGTGTGTCTGTTCCGAAATCAATGATGAGGGGGCCGCGCAAAGCGTGCCCGAGCACGAGCGATCCAAGCGGGTTTGCTACGGGGTTCGGCTTCGGCATGCCGGGGGGAGCATCGAACGGGTCGACGAAATACGCGGGCCGGCGCTTGCCGCCGTAATCGACCCCGAGGTGCTCGACGTAGCCCCCCGCGAGCGATTGCAACGACGGAAGCGACGGCTCCTTCCCGACGTACGGTACGGCATCGATCCGCCCGTCCGGATAAATCACCAGCAGCGTTCCCATAACTCACTCCTTTGGTTTGAGTTTTCCGTACAGTCGATTCAGCCGACGATGTTCGTTGAAAGTTGCGGCGGCAGCCTCGTCGCTGGCATCGTCGTCCATCTCACGCACCTCGTCCCACTGCGCGGTAGCCCGGTCGCTGAGAGCATTGAGCACGTCCCGAAGCTCCCCATCGGTGAGTTTGACGGTGTGTGTTTTTCCAGGCGCTTTTTTCTTAGCCATTAGCGTCGGAAGCGTGCACGCTCCCACTCCTCGTCTGTGATTTCCTCAGGCCCACCCGAACACCTGTGAGTGTCGTTCAGGGGGGATCGGTGGAACGGGTCGTGCGCCCGGGATAGCGGCAGGCATTCGTCGCAGCCGCATTCCGGCCCGTGCCCATCCGTCAGCGTGGTGCATTCGCTGCAGGTGCAATCGCTCGGATGCGCGCTGATCTCGCTCCGCATGATTTCGACGGCCTCGACGTCACGCTGAGGATGCGTGCATTCGCGGCAGTCACAATCGTCGGGGTGTTCGGGCGGTTCTTCGAGGTGTCGGTCGTGTGTCATTTTCCATCCTCTGGTTATGGTGTGTAGTTGCGGACTATCTCAGCGAGATCGTCGATGGCGTCGCACAGCTTCAGCGTATTGTAAAGCTGCACCACGTTCTTGACCCGGTTCTCGGTCCACTCGCCATCGGCATTCGGATACTCGGTGCTGACGCAACGGGCGATCTCGTCCGCAACGTGCAGGGCTTCCTCAACCAGCTCGGTGTGTCGACGGGGCATACAATTTTCTCCTACCCATAAATATAGCAATTCACCACGTCAGCGGTCGCCTGCACGATAGCGGCGACGTTGAATTTGGATTTCGGATGCGCACGAGCGAGGCGCGGGTCGCCGAACGTAAACGTTACGTGCGTCAGCAACGTCGCGGCGGCATCGATTGCGCCCCGGCACGATTTGCCGCATAGCGTCGCGATACTCATCGTCGCGGCGAGGTCGGTTCCCGTGCGGCGGTTGGCCGTGCCGGGCAATTCGTAGCCGAGCTGGTCCGCGAAATAATCAGCGACGCTCGGCGCGTCCGTGCACGGGATGCCGGTTTTCACCGTGCTATGCGAATCCATATTTCCTCCAAAGCCAAGCGCGCAGCTGGGTGCCGTCCGATACGTAGTAATTCACCGCGTCCGTATAAACCAGCACGGTGCCCCCGCCGACCGTTTTAAAGCCCGTCGGTTGATGCTGCTTCGCCGCTCGCTTTAGCTCGGCGAGCGTTACCGATTGCGCGGGTTTCGGGGCCCGAGGTTCGGCACCCGGGGCGAAGCTGCATCGCAGGCAGCGGCACGTCGGTCCGTGCGTTTGATCGGGCATCGTCGTCTCCTTTATGTAAAGTGGGTCGCTACGAAAGGTCGGGGAACGGGCGGAACCGCTAGCTAATCGATGCATTGCCCGGAACTTACGGATTTCCACCAGCCGGCATCGAGCCCGTTTTGAAAGCCCCCCGCCTATTGGGGGGTTGGACGCATATAACCTTTCGTAGCTTCCCGTACGCTCCCCGGGGGCTAGCCGGGGGCGTTTCGGCCGTTGCTAGCGGCCTCGTCAGCGGGATTACTGCTTGGTCGGTTCGTCGGCAGCCTTCGCTTCGGGCTTCGCCTTCCCGGGCTTGAGGATTTCCCGAACCTTCGCAGCCTGCGCTTCGGTAAACGTCCAGCGCTCGCGGGCGGCGTGGAAGCTGAGGCCGGCCGCCTTGCGCAGCTTGCGGCGTGCGGCTTTCGGCTCGATGCGGAGCGCCTTGCAAATCGCCTTCAGCGGGGTCCGCTCGATTTTCTTCCCGGTGCGGACCGCTTTCGCGGGCTTCGTGCTGGCAGCGGGGGCATTCGTCGTGGTCGTGGTTTCCATCGTCGTATCTCCGTTTCGTCCGGGGGGCTTCCCCGGGGCTATGCGGTCCGTATCGACCGTGGAAGCATTATCGCCCGCCGGCAGCGAAAAAAAGGTCCGTTTTTACATAATCTGCAAATATTTCTTCTTTACATAATGCAGCGGGGGTTCGGGGTAAGCACGGGACGGGGCATTACGGCGTCCGATTTACCATAATGCCCCGGTTTTTCTTCACAACGGGCTGGCTTGCCCCGGGTCCTCGAGCGGATCGCGGCGAGGCTTATATAGCGCCTCGATGCGTTCCCGCGCGTCGGCCAGCTCGGTAGCTAGCTTGCTATTGATTTTGCATACGTAGCTTGCTAGCTTCCAGCAATCCGGGGAGACGTCGATCC